GCAACGCCCAGAGCTTCTTCATTTCCTTCTCCCAAAAACTCACTTAAGGCAACAAGCGAACGTTGTACGTCTTCGCTGTCGGCGTTCCCGCCACAATCGCGCATACGTTCACAGTTGCTGTACCTGCCGCCGTTCCCCCTGCCGACACCACGTAGCCTGCCTGAAACGTGCCGTCCGCAGCCATAGCCTGTCCTACTTCCCCCACCGTCGCGCCGGTGATGGACGCGGTTCCGGTGGCGCAGGCTCCCGCCGCCAGAGCGCTACCGCCGATGCTGCCAGTCACTCCAGACAGCACTACTGGCGAAACCAGCGTATTGCCTTGAGTGGTGGCTAGAATGGGAGTGCTGTAAGGCGTTCCGTTGGTGGGCAGATAGAGCGGGACGGGGCCGGTGTAGAGAAATGAACCGGCTGAGCCAGCCGCGCCCTGAAAGACGGTAAGCACGGCATCAACGAAGATCGTCTCGGGCACAAGAAGCGTGAGTGTAAACGCAAATGTAAGGTTGACAGTGCGGCTGTTCGTCGCGCAATACCACGCATAGTTAGTCGTCAGGGTATAGGTCGGCGCTGGTGATACGTTATTGAACGCGGTCGCCATGACCGTCTCGCCGCCAGTGTTGCCCTTCGTATGGACACAGGTGAGATACGCGTTTAAATCAACGGCTCCGGAATAGTTGTCGATCAGTGTGGTGTTTGCCACCGTGGAAACAATCTTCGTTCCGGTTGTGCCGCCCCACCCATCGGTTTGCCCCGGCGTGATGGTGGGCGAGTTTGTCGTCGTCCAAGTTGCGGCGGCGAAGTTGTAGGAATTGCGCACACGATTGGACATCATGCCCTGCGAGGTAGCGCCAATCGTCGCGTTCCCGTTATTCAGGACAGTCATGAGGTGCGTAAGGTCGTTGGTCGCCACATCGAACACCGGGTTGGAATCTGCGCCAGCGTTTGACTTACCTTGTACGGCCAAGCCATCCTGATAGCCCACCAGCGCACCCAAGCCCCGACTAGGGCTGGCTGTTTCGCCAGCGGGGTCTACCAAAAACTGATTGCTGAAGTTGTAATACCTGCCTGTGCTGAATACGGCATCGAGGCTTGCGTTCGGAGACACGCCGAAAGCCTTCCGCATTCCTCCCGCGCTAAAGTAATTTATATAGAAGCCGGTGGATGCGCCGAAGGCCGGATCGCCCTGAAAGCAGAACTGATGATTCGCTTGTGTGGTGCCTCCCGATGCTGGCGGCGTGTCTTGGAAGCAATACTGGTTAGTGAATACTTGGGCCTCTGCGTTGTTCGCACCCACCGCAGTCCTGAGGTAAAAGTGGTTAAACACCGTGCCGCTGCTGTCCGCTCCCCCGATGAATCCGTTCAGGTAGTCAAGCGTATAGGTTGAATAGTTCCCTCCCGGCCATGCGGTCGGTATGTGGTGGAAGGTGCCGATAATCGGGGCGGTGGTGTAAAGCCAGTTTGAAGTTGTTGGGGATGAGAATGGCGTATAGGTGGTCATGGGCATCTCAACAACGCCATATATCGGAGCCTTGATTGAGCCTTGATCCCACGGCCCAGTCCGCGTGATGTTGCCGTCAAGATCAATCTCACGTGTGCCAAACAAGTTAGTCATGCCGGGAAATCTTGTGCCCTGTCCCGGCCCTTTAATAATCTGCCCATCTACTTCCTGCCCAAGTAAAACTTCGGCTGCCGGGTTGTCGTTGTCCGTGCCGAGGATCGCATACCCCGCTGCGGGTGCCTGCGTAGCCTCCAGATGATTGTTTTTGTAATGCACCGGGCCAGCACCTTGGCCGATGTACTGGAAGAAGAAGTAATTATTTGCCAGCCACGTCGTATTCGCTGGCGCAGTCGATCCACTCTGATTTCTGTTTACGATGTAGAGCTTTCCATCGGAAGCCGCAGCGCCGACATTGATGTATTCGTATTGGTTCTTTGCCACGCCGGGAACTGCTGATGGGGCCGACGATCCTGCGTCGTAGTCAATCGGGACAATGACATATACAAGAGCACCGCCAATGTTTACCGCCTGCGCGTCGGCAGGGTCATTCCGATAAGGCCCCATCCACTGTGAGTTGGTAATGGATGCAACGAGTCCGCCGACATTCAGAGTGCTGGTTCCGACAAAATGATCCAGCGGCCCTTGTGTCTGGACGGAGTGGTTTGGAACCTTTACCAAAAACCCTTCAAAGTAGCAGTTACTGACAACTCCGGTTTCGCCGCCAAAAATGATGCCGCTCTGATCGATCAGCGCCTTAACTGAACAAGCTCCGTCAATCGTGTTGTTCTGCCCGGAAAGCACAATCGCAGCGTGGTTTTCGGGACGAACCAAGGTGCGCCGGGAAATATTCGCCCATGTGCATACGCCATCGCTGGCGGTCGAGCCATCGGCTGCGCCGTAGGGGGGTGGAGTTGCGCCGCATATCTGACTCGCGGAAGTCATCTGCTGATTGCAGGCTCCGCCGGAGCAGTTCGTGGAGCCATCGCTGACAATCGCATTGTGCGGATAGAACGTGCTTGCTGCCCACGTTGCCGCAACCGGCTGGCCCAGATTCGGCCCCGGCCACACGCCGTTGACGGCATTCACATTCCAGCTATAGTTGCCTGTATCTGAGCCGGGATTTAGCACCAAAAGCCCGGAAAATTTATTTTCATTGGTGTTGCCCGACTCCACCAGCGACCAGCGACAGTTCCAGAACACTGCGTCATAGGCGCGAAACCGCTCTGCCCCGCCGTTCAGAGCCAGACACCTGCCGCCGTTGTTGACGAACACGAGGCCGTTCGTCATGACGGGATACGAGTCGTCCACTTCCAGCAGGGTGCCGGACGACAAATGCCCGTTGCCTTGAAGTTGAAAGTTGGCGAGGTAGCCTTTGGTCATGCCGCCAGCCTTGATGGTTATCAGGTTGACGGTCGGGTCCATCATCCGCAGGATGGAGTTGCTGCCGCTGTCTCCCACAATACAAAAACTGGGGTTCGTGACGCGCAGCGTCTTCGTCATGATGTATGTACCGGTCGGCACATAGAGGCAGGGATATACGCCCGTCGCAGACGGATGCGCGACAAGGTCGGCGTAAGCCGCCAAAACCGCGTTGCTGGAATCCGCCACCCCTGTCGGGTCAGCGCCGCCCGCGTATTGCGGATTGCGGATATCCACCTTGGGGCGCTGCGCGGCCACGTCATAGAACTGTGCCTGTTTCTTCGTGAAGTCCCACATCGCCAACTGATCGGAAGCGAAGACGTTATTTAAATTTAACTGGAAGCTTCCGGATGGCGGGGCTGCTGGCGTCGCGCCGCCGCCGCCGCCCAGCGACAGGCTGGATAGGGTTCGCGGCAGGGTGTAAACATTCGGCGCGATGCCGCCCGAAAGGGTGACATCATAAGCCTGATTCGTGCCCTGAGTTGTCGGCGCAACTACGTAGAATGTCCACGATCCATCCGTGTTGGCCGTGAATGGATTGGTCAGCGGCGTCTTGTTCTGATCGGCGTAGATGGTGGCCGGATTTGTGCTTCCCGCCAGAAACACCTGCACCGTGCATCTGGGAATTAAATTCTGATTGTAGTTACTGGATGGCAGCCCGCTGGTGATCGCTGGCTTTGCGCCGTTGACGCAGAAGCCGGAAATCGGTGCAGCGGTTTGCGCTCGCGCCAGCACCGGACTCAGGAGTAGAAGAATCGCCCACAACCATTTCATTGCTCACCTTTTGCGGGTTCTCTTTCCGTGCTTGACCGTGTGGCATCCCCGGCCCTTAATACAAACACGCTTGGCATGCGTGACTATGCCATGCATGTGTGTGTAGGCGCGGGCCTTCCGGTAGGCTTCTTCGGACTTATAGGTTTCCGTCGGCACGGCTTCCCTATTTCGTTACGTGCTTGCGGCCCCTTTTCCCCTTGCCCTTTTTCCCTCCACCCCTGACGAACGAGTTCGTGCCGTGCTGACGAGCGTTCACCTTTTTGGGCGCGTTGGGGTGAGAGGGCATATCTTCACATTCGGCGAGTGCTGGCTTAGCCATCTGAGTTATCTCCTTTGTCGCGCCAAAATAAAAAGCGGCGGCTCCCCGGTAGTTAGCCGGAAAAGCCGCCGCTTGATTGCCTTGTTACGAATCTAGCAGAGCGCGTATCTTTACCGGCAGTTATAACACCGCTTCGGCTAGGGTGTCATCAAGATTTCGCTTTATCTGGCGGCGTTGCGGGCGTTGGACCCATGGCAGCTTTCAGATCGGCCTTGGCCTGATCTAAATCCCTCTGCGTCTGCTCCAGTTGCTCTTTGTTCTGCTTGGTGACGGCGATTACTTTCTGCCCGAGTGGAGATTTCACCATGATGCCAGCGAAGGTCAGGCCCCAGCCCATAAAGACGTACTTCCATAACTTCCCGGAGAAAAGGTCATGCCGGATGTCATACTTCGATGGGTCCATCATCGCGCCAAACCCAGCCGCCGCGCCACCGCCCAGCATCGAGACAACAGTTGTGATAACCCAGTGCTTGGCCTTCTCCATCTGCGGATTCATAGAGTCCTCCTGTGCTTCACGCTGCGCATCCACGTACCAGTGCGATATTGTCGGCAGCGCGGTTGGAAACCTGCTTGGCCCACTTGGAATCAGCCATCTCTGCCGCCGCCGTCAGGTAATCCTTCGCCTTCAGCGCTGCGATCATGTCGGTGAACTTCGAAAAACGCGGCCCGCCCAGATTAAAAATCATGTCCACCATGGCAAGCTGCACATCTTCCGGCTGGTTCCAGAAGTCCGGCACCCGCGACGCGGCGTCGGAGATGGCGGTGTCGAGATCGCGACTGAACAGGGTGTCGATCTGCGCGTCGGTCAGCGAAGCCTGACCCGCGCACAGTGCGCCGTGATCCACTTCCAGCGCCTCAATACGGGAACGTGCGCTAGGCTCCTCTAAATTAAATCCGATGCCAATCGTCAGAATTCCCTCGGTGTCGGCATAGGCCCGGTTACGCCGCCCCTCGTGCTGCTCAATTAAATTCTGCGCACGCTGTCTGTCCATGGTTTCCTCAGCGCGTCGCCACGACAGTCGTGTATACGGCGTTCGTCAGCGTTTTCATGAATGCGCGGACGTATTTCGCATAGAAAACGGGAAGCTCGATGCGTCCCGCAAAGGTCGCGTTCAGGCTGGCGTCGTTCACCCATGAATTAATGGTGGCGTACTGAATGTCCTGATCGACATCCGATGTCTGGATGTCCACCTCGAACGCTCCCGGATCAGCCGGAAGGCCGTTTACGTCCGCAAAGGAAAGCTGGAAAGACACACCCCATGGGTAATAAGGGCGGCTAATTCTTTCTAACTGGACGGCGCGGCTCGCCCTGCCAGCGACAATGAGTTCCTGCTGAAATAAAAATACCTGCTGGTTCCCGCGCAACAGCGTTGCCTGTCCTGCTCCGGCATAACCACTCATAAGTTCCTTCCTCTTAGTTAGGATTCCCGAACACGACTGCGCCCCACGTTGAGGAGTTGGTGGTGGCCGCTGTGATCGTGGCCACGGCACCGCTTACCGTACAGCCTCCCGTAATCACCGTCCCATTTTGTACGGTTGCAATGCAGACTGGGGCCGTGTAGCTCTTGCCGATTGTGACTGTGCAGGTTGTGCCCGAGGCCATCGTGCATGTCCCGCCAAAGGCGTTGGCTGCCTGCTGAATGAGAGCGGAAGCCTGAAGGGTTGCGACATTAACCGTACCGTTCGACGCCCCATTCGTGGTTCCGATATTCACCACGCCACTGCCGGGAGAAGTTAACCACGCTGGAGCGCCTCCGGCATTAAGCTCAAAGAATCCTCCAGATGCGGCCACAGTACGAAAGCTGCTGCCCGAGTAGAGACTGCCCGCAGTTACGGCTCCGACGCTGTTAACCGAGAAGAAGCTGCTACCGTTCCGCTGAAAATCCACGAAGTTTCCGGCCCATCCCACTGGCGCTTCGATGCCCATGTATGTTGCATTCGTGTTCCACGTCGCGGAAGGCGGCGCTCCGCCATTCGTGAAGTACATCAGCGGGATACTAGTCGTACCTGTACCGGCGAACGGTGTACCTGTGAAAGAAACGGCGGGCGTCGATGCTGCGCCTGCCCCGCTAAAAACGTGGTTATTTGCGGTCCAATTATTTGCATGGCCCAGATTAAGCGCGGCCACCACATCGCCGGTCGTAGGCAAGATGACGAGGGTGCTGTCGCTATTCGAAACCGAGGTCACCGCCGAACCGGGGCCACCACCCGCTTGGCTCCATGTCCCGCTTGCGCACGTATACATAGCCCCGCTGGGACGGACGATAGTCAGTGGCGCGTTACCGGCGTTACACGCCCCCGTAGGAGCGCTGGTGACATACTGGATGCCCGTATTGCCTACGGTCACCTGCGCAGGTATAGCGCGGTCGGAGATGAGGGAGACGCCTGCCAGCACCGCCGCGATCAGAGCGACCAGCCCGATCATGCGTAAAGCTGTTTTCATGTGATTCGCCTAGTCCCTCCTTCGGTCGTCAGATATTGGCTCCGGACCAGCCTGTAATCGTGGATGCTTGACTGCCAAATGCGGCGAACCCCGCATAAGTTCCGGTGTACTTATACGTCGAATCGGAGATCGTGCTGCCGAACTGAGCGCCGTTAACCTTGATTGTCAGAAGGACAGGCGATGTTCCGGTCGCGTCCAGCTCCAGCGTGGAAATGGCCGATCCAAATGTGCCGTTGCTCAGGAGATTGTAGGTTCCGGCGCTGAACGCAAAGAGGTCTATAGTCCCGTTCGCCTCTGCCAAGGCGAAATAAAAAGTATCGGTGCCTTCGTTGCCTGTGCCGTTGGCTGGAATGCTGTACCGCGCCACTGCCCCCAGCCAATCACTGCCCGATGCAATATTCCCAACCGTGATCTTGGAGGAGTGGTTCACGGTGAAAGGCGTAGTCCAGATGGCGACTCCGGCCACGTTGCCTGCTGCCGATGACAGCGTTGCAGCATTTCCGTTGAGCACGAAATACGACGTGAAGGGGCCTCCCCCTCCCGTCATCGCAAACCACCAATTCACGCCCAACCAGCCAGCATTGGCGCGTTGGAAATTGTCAGAGGGTGTCGTACTGAAGTCGGGAAGCGTGCCGCCCAGCCACGGTCCATCCGCAAGGGTCGGAGTAGCGTTCGTGTCTATGACCCCCAACCCCGGATTCCCTCCCGTATAGTTAAAAGTGCTGTCTACGCAGGTCGCGTCGATGACGCCGTTGTGTCGCGACCAGAAGAAAACCGGCCCCGTTCCCGCCACATCCAGTTCATGCGTGTCGCCTATCGCATAAGGAGGCCCGACCCACGCTGTGCCGCAAAAGTCCACACTGGCCGGATTGCCAACGCGGAATACCAGTCCTCCGAACGTCGCCCCTGTCGCGACGGCATCGTTATAAAACTGTACCGACGATGTTTTCCCTCTTACGAGTGAGAACTGCCCTGCCGATCCTGACACTGCGGACCCGGTCCCGCTATTCAGCGTAATAGTGGAGTACTGGTTATTTCCGAACGTGCCCGGTACGTACAGCTCGGCGGAATGTACAATTCCACTTCCGACCGCAGCCGCGAGTACCTGATTGCTGATGATTTGCAGGGTTCCGTCCGCGCCATCCGGCTCAGCCCAGTTTGCGCCAAGCGGCCCATTCGCACGTGTAAAGCTGTCTCCGTAGGGAAGCACCGGCGGCGGTGAGCCGCCACCCGCAAAGGCCCATGTCCCGTTCTGGCACGCGTACACAGCCCCCACGGGCCGGACGACAGTCAGCACCGCACTGCTGGCGTTACACGCCCCGGTGGGAGCGCTGGTGGCGTACTGGATGCCCGTATTGCCGACCTGCACCTGTGCGCCCGCCAGCGTCACTGCGAAAGGCCAGAGAGCGAACATGATAAGAACTTTTTTCATAAGTTCCCTGTTAGTGGTACTGCACGACGAATGAGCCAACCTGCCCGGTCGTAGTGCATCCTGCGCTGGCTGTTATCGTGCGTACCCTGAGTGCGTGCTGCGCTGGCACGGATATCGCTAACGGAGTCGCGCCTGAGTCATAAATCTGCGTGGGAGTAATCGTGAATGAATAAAGTACCGAGTTCGCCGTGGAATCCTGAAGAGCCACGACCGCATTGGTCGTGCAGCCTGCCGGTTGCACGGATAGCACGACTTCCACGCGGTCTACCGTGATGGCGTTTACAGGGGTAAGCTGCGAGTAGGAGGCTACCGATGCAAGGGTGGCCCACATATAGGAGAACCACGAACTCTCCGTAGGCGTGCCGCTCGTAGACCCCACGCTGGCCCATGTCCCGCTCTGGCAGGTGTACATCGTACCGGCGGGCCGAACAATGGTCAGCGGTGAGCTACTGGGATTGCACGTCCCCGCTGGAGCGCTGGTGACATAACTAGTGCCAGTATTGCCTACGGTCACCTGTGCGCCTCCGGGCACCGCCGCTGTCAGCCAGAGAACCGCCAGCCCTGACATATGAAAAGCTCTTTTCATGAGATCGCCCCCCTAGCTGTCCCATCCGCCGACGTTTGCCTGACTGTTCACGGTTCCGTAGACCGATCCAAAGGATGGCTGCCTGCGCATCTTGGTGAAGTAGAGATCGACGAGATGGCGATCCATGTTGCGGATCGTCTTGAGACGGCCTCCGTATTCCTTGTTCGCCGCCTGCGAGAGGAACTGCCAGTTCGCGCCCGACCCGCGCTCCATCTCGTCGCCCTTCTGCGACTCTTTCCAGAGGTAAAGCACTTCGTAGGACCGCCACTTCACCAGCTCATCGGTGAGCGGGTACGGAACCATATCGCCGGGATTTACCAGCGCGGGCCAATTCGCTTGACAGGAAAACGTATATGGCAGTTGCATGATCGGGTGCGGCCATAACTCATATAAAAACTGGCCATACGTCGCGCTGCCCTGCCGCGTGTCCATCCCGTAAGGAACCGCATTGCTGGGCTGCTGGAAATTAGTTCTCTGCGCGTCGCGCTGGGAAAGATCGATCTGCGAAAAAGACCACCAGTCGATATAGGCATTGTTGGTTGTGTCCTCGATGAGATACCAGCGCTTGAATCCGGGTGGCGCGGCAAAGTAAGCCTGATAGATCATGTAGCCCGCATTGACCTGCTTCGGCTCCGTCCATGGCCGGTCCAGCGTCAGCACCGCCTGCATGCCGACTTGGAAGACTGCGGGAACTCCGCCCTGCGAAAAATTAATTACGGGCATCACGTAGCCCGCCCCCGGAGCCAGTATCGTGGGAGCCGTCTTCACTGTCCCGTCTGCCGCTACCGTGACCAGAGCAATGCCGCCTCCGCCCGCGCCCGCGCCATCGGTAATCAGAGTCGGATAGGTTCCCGGCGTCTGCCCTGAGCCGGGGCTGGAGATTGTTACATACGAAGCGGTGCCGTTATTTCCCAGCGCGATGATGTTATAGAGCGAGTAGTACGGGACTCTGATCTGCTGTTGCGTCAGCAGCGGCGGATTAAAAATCGTCGCCTGCCAAGTCTGCGACGCCACCGCATCGCCGGTGATGGTGTTGGTATACGGGGTAACGGTTATCAGTCCGGGGCTGAGAAAGGTTGTGTTCGGCCCACCCAGCAGGCCGGGAGTGAGCCATCCATTCGTGATGAGCTGGAAGCTCCAGACGTTTTCATCCTGAATCAGAGCCAGAGCTTCGTTAATTTTCGTGGTACACAGGCCGAAGTTTGTGCCCGGTATGCCGAGTAGCTCCTGCCGCATTGAACCCAAGGACATTTAGGCACCTCTATAAGGGGCTTCCGCTTGGGTAAAATGGCCGAGATGAAACGCGAGGTACAGCGCCATACTGTTGTTCAGCCATCCGATCCTAGCTATCGCATCATTCCGTTGGCCGGAGGACTGAATTGCCTTGTCAGCTCGCGGCATTTCGACCACCTGATGCAGTTCAACTGGCACGCGCAGTGGAACAGTAAAAAGCACACCTTCTACGCAACGCGAAGGGTTGTCGTCGAGGGAAGAAAGAAGCGCATCCTTATGCACAGAGTCATTCTTGGCGGATGCCATTCTTCCGACATCGACCACCACAACGGCAACGGCCTTGATAATCGGGACGACAATTTGCGTCCATGCACAACTTCCCAGAATCAAGCCAATCGCCCGAAGCCGTCGAATAACACGATTGGGTACAAGGGGGTTCGTCGATTCAGAAATAAATTCCGCGCATCGATCATAGTTAGAGGTAGGCAAATCGTATCTCCCCTTGTTATGACCGCCGAAGAAGCAGCGAGACTTTATGATGGGCTGGCGCTCCGACATTTTGGCGAATTTGCTCATCTTAATTTCCCCTCCATGCCAACAGAGGCCCATGTGGCATAACCCACAAGAGCCTCTGTTGTCTGTGTCTCATTCCGGGAGGGTTGAGACTTCCGTTCGCAGCCTTTTAGTACTGGCCGCAGAGTCCACCGATCTGTATTTGTTCCACCGCCAGAGTGGTGGCGTTATTCGCCACCGAAGCGCCTGCTGCCGTGTACCAGAACAACGCCCACTTCTGCCGTGGACCCACGCCAACGGGCTGCGCTCTGACAAAGAACTGGCCGCTCACGCTGTTTATGCCGCTTTGCAGCGAGTCGATGTAGTAGTTCGGCAGCGGAAGCGTAACGATGTCGCCGGTCGCTTGGTTGTAGACGGCTGGCCCGTTTCCGTAGCCGACAAACGTGGCCCGCTTGCCGACGAAGTCCGGGTAGCCTTTGAGCAATGTAAGTTGCATCGTCCGCTCCTTAGTCCTGAACTTCAGGGCACTGCGTCAGGTAAGCCTTGAACATCTGACCCGCCGCGCTGGCCGCGTCGACGGACTGGCCTATCGTGGCCGTGGTCGGTCCTGCGGCTCCGCCATCCACCGAAAGTCCGTTGGCGGCGGAATTCACCCAGTTGTTCGCGGTAATCGCGCCATTCGACAGCAGCGTCGCCAGACCCAGCTCCTGAATAAATCCGTAGTTGCCGGGAGTGATCGAATTCAGGAACACCACCGGACGCACCAGAGTCTTCGTGGTGACGGCCTGATCGTAGCTGGTCACTTCATTCGGCGTGGAATTCAGTTGCGCCGCAACCGTTCCGGTGCCGCCGGTGACAGCCAGCGAGAACAGCGGCGGGGTAACGTAGTTGTTGCCGCCCGCCAGCGGAACTGCCGAGATAACCACGCCTGCCGCGTTGACGACAACCTGAATCACCGCGCCCGCGCCACCGCCCGAACCGGGAGTAGCTGCGATGTTATAGGTGCCGGGAGTGCCGCCTGTACCGGGAAGGGTGATGACCACGCCCTGCATGAACATGCCTGCACGGATGTAGCCGACGGTGCCGGTCTTCACGTTCGCAGGGGTTGCGCCGGAATCGACATGCACCAGACGGTACTGGCCGTGATGGAGCAGGCCGACGGTCAGCGCGGAAGCGGAGTTCGCTTCCTTCTCCGTCACCTCAAAGTAATCGCCCAGATTTAATCCGCCGACAGGAAACTCTTGCCCCGTCCGCGAGTCTGTAATTCCAGACGCGCTTGTAAAGTTGGCGTTGTTCCACGCGAACCAAGTGGGAAGTATTTGCTGTCTCGGCATTTGAGTCTCTCCTTAAACGTTCCCTTACACCAGCGCCTGAAATTCTTTGTTATGCAGCAAATGAGAAGGCGTAGCAGTTGTGCCTCGGCTGGGTGTTGTACAGGTTGATCCCCAGTCTCATGAACAGCGCATCGACGCTCACGTTGTTCGGCATCGGCGCACGGCGCAGCCCGAAGTTCCAGCCCTTCTTGTTCGTCGGCCTGATCTTGAATGACTCCGGCTCAAGGAAGTAAATGACCTCACCCGGCTGAATGGTCGCGTTGGACGGCAGCCCCGATCCAGTCGGCGAAAACGCAACCGGTGCCCCGGTGGGGCCGACAAACTGCGGAGTCGCGAAAGGCAGAGTCGTAGTGCTCGAACCCACGCCATCGACCAAGCTGGCATTGCCTTGTCCGCCGCCTACCGCCGCGCCCAGAGCAATGTAGTTCTGCGCCTGCGCCGAAGGAGCCAGAGGATCGGCGTAGATATCCACGCCGTTGAAGTTCAGCCCGTCCCACTTGATGTCGTGCCGCGTATTCGAAATATCGCGACGCTGGGCATCGAGTGCAATAGCTACAGCCTTAAAGCCAAAGACATTGGTGATGCCCAGTGAGGGAGAGCCGCCAGTCACTTTGCACTGCGACCACAACTGCATGAGTACGGCGAAGTCGATCTGACCTGTGCCGCCAGACGGAGTGCCGCAATAAATCGGAGTGGAGTTCAGCGCGACGCCGACGTTGCCATTGCGCTGCTGGCCCCCATAGGACTTGTAGATGTTTCCGTAGATCGACGGATCGATGCCGTTGTTCAGCGCCTCGTCCAGACCATTGATCGTCTTGACCCGGTTGTCACCCACCGTCGCCGACGCGGGCTGCCCATGACGGAAGGAGTCCATCTCCTGCATGGTGTTCATGGTGAGAACAAGGTTCTCCATGTAGAGCTGGTACTCGTCCACGATCTTCGACGGGCCGGAGTTGATCACTCCACCCGTGCCGGAACCGTCATCCATTTCCCAGTCGTCGAGCGGATACCAAGTGGCATACGCCTTGGGCAGAAATTTAATTCCGGTGTTGATCTGCTGCCGGGTAACCGTGATGGTCTGGCCCGGATTGACAGCCGCGCCCTGCGTGCGACCGTACAGGATGCCTTCCATCATGCCCGCGCCGCCGAGGAATTCATCCCACACGCCAGCGCGGCGCAGTTTGGCCTGAAATGGGGTGCCGACGAACAGGTTATTAAAAACCACGTTACGGCGGACAGACTCTAAATTCGACGCGTCTATCTCGTTATAAAGCGGATCGGTCGGCATGATGGATATCTCCTATCGTCAATAACTTCGAAACTTTTACCCGCCGCAGTTAGGCCGCGTTTCCTTCAATGTCCTTGCGAATCATCTGCGAGGTCATCGCCCTGCGCTGCTGATCGTTCATATTCAGCGGATCGAGCTTTGCATCTGCGCGAACCGCCTGAGCAATATCTGTCATTCGCGGATTCGTTTGGGGCATGCGGACATCGGGATTTGAGCCGACGCGCTCTGCCCATTTCCTGTCGTTTTCCGCCAAGTCCTTCTTGCGCTGCTCGTCGGCTTCCTTCAGCTTCGCCTCGTACGGGGCTACGGCCTCGGCGGCGATCTTCTCGTTCCGCGCTTTCTCTTCTTCCGCCTTCATCTGCTCTTCGCGACCGGCGAAATTAAATGTGCGGGAGGCGTAGGTCATGGGATCGAGCTTGACGGCGTCGGCCTGTCGGATCAGTTCGGTCGGCGAAATCGGCAGGGGCTTGCCCCCGTAGAGCTGGCGGTGCTTCCAGTCGATGTCAGAGATCAGGACTGCCGCCGTGCCAGCGGTTTCGTAGACTTTATTCACGTCGAAGTACTGCGGGGAACCGGGTGTGCCGCCGGGAGCGCCCGCTACGTAGCGGCCTTGGCCGTCGCGGGGCTGGACGCCGGGATTGGGATTGGGGGGAGGGACAAAGTTGGGGGCATCGGCGGCGATAAAGCCTGACTTCTTGGCTTCCTCAGCCTGCGTTTTATAGAAGGCGGCCTGTGCCGCCAGCGTTGCCTTCTCGTTCTCGATGCGCTGCTTCTCCTCTTCCCACTGCGTTAGCGAAGGCGCGATCCTGTTTTCGTAGAAATCGACATTGCTGCGCTGCGCCAGCTCCGCTGCATCCTGCGCGGCCTTGGCTTCCAGCCGTTCCCTGTCCGCTGCGCTCAGCACGCCACTGAAAGCGGTGATAGCCCGCTTGTCGAGGCCAGCAATCTGCTCATCGGTAAATCCGCTTTGTCTCAAAACTTCTTCTACGGTTGGCATAAGGTTTTATTTCTCCCGGAAATTCACAGTTGTGGTTAGTACTGGGGCTGTTGTCCCAGCGGTGTCGGTTGCTGCGGTGTAATCATGGCCTGCTGCATATCCCGGATGCCCTCGCGCACTTTATTTGCGCCCGCTGCCAGACGCGGATCAGCCTGACTCATCTGTTCGGCGACTTTGGACCACTTGGCGAGGAGGATTTGAATGGGATTGGCGGGAGCCTGAGATGGCTGCCCACCCTGATCGGGAGGCTGCTGTCCGCCTTGATCTGGCGCAGGGGGAGGGGAGCCTCCACCATTCGGCGGTGCGGCTCCCTGTCCCGGATCGGGTTGCGGCATTGGGGGTGTAGCCATCTGCACTCTCCAGCTTTGTTACTCGGCGGTGCGGGGCTACAACTACGCCTTGATGGCGCTCTTACGGCCACCCTTGCGGCCACGGTGCTTGCGGGACTTCTTGATGTGGGCTACAGCAGCGGAATGCTTCCGACGTTTTGCCATGACAGACTCCTTTTGAGTGGTTGTGCTAGGTCAAATAAAAATGGCCCTAGCGTTTTGCCAGAGCCATGACTTAATCCCAGCACATTACCGGGGAGTCTGTATCTCAAATGAATCTTGCCTACGAAACTATGCCTAACTATTCCCTGCCGTCAAGATTTTATTTCGCAGAATCTTGACTTTGCCTCGGGTGCGCGTAATTAGAAATCAAAAGTATGGAAGATAGGCGCATGTTATCCCACTTACTCCTCGTGTCCATTGATCTCCGTGCTTTCCACGCCCACCAATGCCCGCACTCTGTCGGCGACGTTGTCGCGAATTTTAGTTTTCTGTTCGATGTTGACGCCCATCGTGCCGCCCTTCTGATACATGGCGACGATCCTGCCCGTGCCTCGCGACGTTTTCAGCAGAAATTCGAGTTCAGCAAGGTCGCAGGGCAGCTCAATGCTGACTTCAGTTACCAGAAAGTCCCTCTGCGCCATGATCTTTATCGCCATCTCAGTTCTCCCGGAAATAAAAAATTACTTATGATTCCTTCACCGTTGTGCGTGGTTCGCCCCCGGCTCCACCCTTGGTGCCCAAGCGTGGCGCTTTCTGCCCGCTGGACGGCCTGCCGCCTTTACCGCCACCGCCACCGCCACCGCCTTTACCGCCGCCCCCGCCACCTTCACCACCGCCCATCAGGGCCTGCGGATCGATACCCATCTGCTTCAGCTTGCTCATGATTTCGAGCTGCGCCAGTATCTTCATCTCCTGTAGCTTGGCGTCTTCCTTGAAGCTGTCCTCAATCTCTTTTTCCGGGTTCGTAATGTCCATGTTGCGGAAGACGGTAAGCCACGAGAGCGGAGCGCCGCCGCGCTTCAGTTGCAGCATCGTCAACTGGCGCTGCATCTGGGTAATCTTCAGCAGCGTGCTGGGCACGGAAACCAGCCGGATATTGCGGGCAAACCACCGTGCCCGGTCCAGTTGCGAATACACCGATCCCAGACTAGGGAAATTACCCTTCACCATTTCGTCCGGCATGTGGCTGGGGACCAGCTCGTCGGGGTTGTAGTCGAAGGTTTCCGGGGCGACGCTGTCCGGCCCCACGTACTCCATGATCCGGCGCACGTTGAACCATTGCAGAATTAAAAATTTCATCCTGTAGCCAATAGCCTTGTTACTCTTTTCGATTCTGGCCGCGATGCCCTTGGCGATGGGACCAATCGACTCCAGCATCTTGTCTGCGGTGTCATTGGCGATGTTCATCTTCATGTTCTGAAGGTTGCCCAAGTCCTGTAGTCCAAGCTGCGTCTGCTTGCATTCCTTCAGGTATTTCAGGAAATTAAAATGCTCGCTGGTTACCTGCACGCTTTCGGGTAATACCGATTGCAGCGTATCTCGCGGCTTGCCGTCCACGCCCAGACGAACATCCTCTTCGAAGATGTCGAAGTGCTCGATCTTGGGACCGCCGGTTTCCGTGTGGTTGTAGCCCAGCGGCGGATTCAGCGTAACGGTAATAACCGCGTCCATCTTGCGCTCGATCTTGCGCGTGGTGGTTTCAATCGAAGCGACATCGCCCACCAGCGACCGTCCCAGCGGCTCCCACGCCCAGTCGTCCACGGTGTACTGGATTATCGGTATCTTCGAATCCCAGTCGAAGGCGGGGCCGTCGTACATGGGCTTTCCCATGCCCGTCGAAGTAATAATGCAGCGCAGGTTGGGATAGACGCGGCAGTCTTCCGGCGTGGCATAGCGCATGATCGGCTTGCCATCACTTACGCCGCCCACGATCTGCTGGCCGACATAGGGAACCTTGTAGAACCAAGTGGTCCCCATGTCTCCCATGGGCAGCTCCAAGCCGGTGGAGTTGATGCGTACATCACGCACGAAGGTATAACGGATTTCCGCGTAGAGGTCGCCGAAGCTCCGGCCCTGCATTCCATAGCGGTTGCGCTCGGCGAAGTCGATGCGGCGGGCCTGCATGCGCGTCGAGAAATTGCGCGGGCCGACGGGCTGAATGTCGCCCTGAAACAGGGGGAACCTTGCAAATGCCTCGGCAAGGGGCATGTAGTCGTAGACGGTAACCGCGTAGGCGTCCTGAACGTTGTTGCTGCGCGGCGGCACCTGTACCGGAACCACGTCGAGCATCCCCAGCGCGTCGAACTCCATCTTTCTTTCCCCGTAGCCGTACTCGTCGGCGCGTACCTTGGGCCACAGGTAGCCGATGCCCATCACGCTGGCATATTGGAGAACCTTGAGGATTTGAAAGGGGAAGTCCGACTCGTGGTAGATAGCCTTGCTGACTTTCGTCAGCATGTCCGCCATCTTTTTAAATCCGGGATGGTCGGAGCCGTATCCGGCGATCTCTCTTACCTGCGCCAGCGTCTCGCAGAACTTACGGATATCGTATTTAAGCTCGTTGGTGACCAGCTTGGATTTGGCGGTGTCTTTGAAGACGGCGTTGAAGACCCGCAGGTTGGCGGAGAAGTCCCGGTAGCATTGCTGGCCTTCAAGAAAGCCTTCGCCTTCCTGAATCTGCTCTTCTACCCAATTGAAAATAACGCTGGGGTGCGATTCAAATTTCGGGGCAGCCCACGAGGTGCGCCCCGTGGACGTGACGGCCTGCTGAACGCTATCGACGAGAACCGGCACTCAGGCGTTTCCAGTTTCTCTCCCGGAACCCGCTCCCACAAACGGGGTAACTTTGCCTAACCTACAACGACATCCGTCCGCATGCAATTTAATTTTTACTAATGCCCGCTTTCGTGGGCTTCCGCATGTAGATAACTTATCCGTTCGGTCCTAGTTAGGTCCGGACGCTTGTCGTAGTTATTCAAATGCATAAGTAGAAAATCGCGGTTCATGTTATTACGGGCATTGGCGGCCAGATGCTGGATATGCCTGCGCAGGTTATCCCGGATCGGCCCCTCGATAAGCTCCCGCTGCTCGTCTTCCATCTGCTGCTTGAAGGCTTCCCAGCGCCGCATCCGCGCAGACCATACTTCGGCCTCATGCGCTGTGTGGCAGACGATCTTCTGCCAGCCATAGGGTGCGCTGTACTGCTCCGGGAGTCCCATGGTGATTGCGCCGGTCACGCCGTTGTAGTAGTAGATAATTTTTGTCTGTAGCTGCCTGTTCATCCCCAACTCCCTACCGATACCTGATTCGCCGTACAGGCTGTACGGGAAACCACCGCCTTGCGGGCTGGCAGGGCATAGCGCTTCTGCGCCCGCTCCGTCAGCACATCCATGTCGTGCGCGGTGAAGTACGACTGCGCCGCCGCCCGGAAGCGGTCGTCGAACTTACCGCTGCGGTGCTCCATCTTGGACCTGCTGCCCGTCTCGTGGCGCTCCAGCGTGCGCAGCTCCTCGATCAGCCATCTCGATCTCGGCTCGTACCAGCCGCCGTTGACCGCCTCGACAAAGCGGGTGGTGAGAATCGGGACGGACCACGTGCTGGAGTACCAGCCTTCCTTTTTGGAAGAATCGTCCTTGATCTTTTTCGAGTCGTAGCGGCGCGGGATGTGGTGGTTGAAGAAGCCCATCATCTTCAACTGGTGCTGGCAGGTATCTCCCGGCCCCTGAATCTGCTCGATGCAGAACTTCATGCCACGGGCGTCGGGGCACGCGGGACCGTACAGCGCCCCCATGCAGGCCGCAAAGGGGACGATCTGCGCGGAGTTGATGCGGTTCGATGTCAGCTCGGCCACCTGCTGATCGCAATCACCGGAATACCTGTTCTTGGCAATCGACAGGCAAGACCGCTCTTCGTCTTCCTTGCCCAAGCCGTCCGCCGTGTCGATCCCGCAGGAGTAGCGCTGCCCATTCTTCGGCCACTCGTAGATCAGCAGATAATCCATAGTGTTGCGTTCGCTGTCCTCGTCCAGCGCGAGCAGCGGAATCATCTTCCACTCGTAATGCTGGCCGCGATATGAATCCCACTCGACGCGCACCACGTCCTTCGTCCAGTCGATGCGCTCGTCCGGCGGATGAAAGATTTCATCTACGTCATGGCCGGTGATGGCGTAGACCTCAACCGGCTTCCTGCGCTCCCGCCTGTTCGAATCCGTATGGACCTCGTAGATGCGGTCCTCGACTTCCGCCAGCACCTCGGGATCGAAGACGCTGTCGTGAATTCCGGTCAGCGCTTCGTAGTCGTCGGCGGGCATCTGCGCGGCCCATGTCTTCTGCGTGTGGTTCTTGCAGGCCGCATCGTAGTTGAACTGCCAGAACCACTTCTGCTCAATCGGCATACGCCAGTCAGCGCCCGCGATCTTGGCCAGATAGGGCGTGTTGCGGATGTACGATTCGCACTTGATGACGTGCTTGCGGGTTACCTCGTGCATCCGCGACGCAAAGTCTTCGGGCACGGGAAACTTTTTCACCCAGTCCGGCTCCGGGTAAATGTCCGGGCACATGGCCCAAGGGATGAACACCGGACACAGGCGGGCCAGCCCCTTGGGCCAGTCTTCTTTCGAAGCTCTCCACGTATCCGCCAGCCACCCGGTATTGCCGCCGCCTGTGCCTTCAAGAACCATAAAGAGGTTTTTGGATGAATGCGCGGCGCGGAACAAGCCTTCTTCGATGGTGGTCTTAGGATTCGGAACATCAGCCAGCTCGGATACATGCACGCAGGTTGGCGTCCACCCCTGAGCCAATCCCGTAGCCTGCATGCCCGACTGGATCGACAGAATGGAGCCGTTGTCGAAGGAGCGCTTGGGCATGCGCCGGGGCACCAGCCACCATGGCGAGCGGTTGTACGCGGTATCGAGGATGCGTCCGATCAGTTCCGACTTTTCCTTCATCACCGACGCCATCACCGCCTGCGTGTGGGGAATGAACATCAGCCGGTGAATAAATTTCAGCGCCGTCTTGGTGGAGATGCCTACCTGCCGCGCCTTCAGGATCAGCAGCTCAATCGACACCTCGCGCTCATCGAAACCGGCGATGATCGAATCGAAGACCACCTGCGATGTGCGGTTCGCGAATTTAAATATCTGTCCCTTCTCGTCACAGACCCACGCGTAATTTCTTTCCCAGTAACCACTGTCGAAGCCGCACAAAACCTGCTCGTTTTCAATCCAGCGGGCCACGTCCTTCTGCCGCTTGGCGGTGATGCGCTTGACTACGGAAATGTAGCTGGACTTGGAGTTCGATTCGATCTTGGTAAGCGAGTCGATGTAGGCGCTGAATTCGCGTACTTCGTCGTAAGAGTGGTATTGGGGCAGCCACCCTTCCTTGGCGGCAAAGTCGTCCAGATTACGGAAGATGGTTTTATCGCTGTACATTTCCCTCCGCAAATAAAAATGGCTCTGGCATAAGTGCCAGAGCCATGACCTGTCCCGTGCGGGTGGCCTGTATCTCCGATGGAACTAAAACTAATTCGTGTTATTACTTAGCGTCAAGAGCTTTACTTCTTCTTCTTGGCGTGTACCTCGCCAGCTTTGTCATCTTCCGCGTCTTCGCGCCGCCGTTCCTCAGCCGCAGTCTCAGGGCGGATTTGTTTCGATGTCTTGTGAGCGCTGGCCTCGCCGCCTGACGCAGCAGCAGCTTTATTGTGGTGCGTACCCTTCGTCTTCGTCGCCGTCTGGGCAGATGATCCATTTCCCCACATCGTCACCTGCGCCCCTTCCGCGTGCGGGCCAATAGCGGAGCCGCAAGTCGCACGGGTGACGGCAAGGTTGTTGAGATTGGTGGCGTCGGTAACCATCATGTACTCGGCGTCAATCCCGAGAACACTGCCAGCAGCCACCGATGACGCCTTGTCTTCAAGGGCCACGATGCTGTCGGTGGAATCGTTCATGGGCATGTGGAGTACGCCTGTCCCGCTGGCCAAATCAGTCGGCGGCGACGCTCCCCAGATCGTTACCTCGACTCCCGCCGTGTGCGTGCCGATGTCGGAACCGCAGGCCGCACGGCTCACTTGCAGATTATTGCGGTTGGCCGCATCGGTGACGGCCATGTACTCAGCATCGATCTGGAGAATGCTGCCGACAACCGGCGTGAACGCCTTGTTTTCCAAGGCCACGATGTTGTCCGTCGAGTCATTCATGTCCATGTGCAGCGTGGCCAGTTCCGATGGCGGCCCCTCTGGAAGCGGTTCTACCGGAGGTTCCGGGGACGGCGGCGGCACGGTGTAAATTATGACCCCGTCCCCGGTCGAGTGGGAGGCCGCAGCGGTGCCGGTAAGCACGCAATTCATGGCTTCCTGTTCGTATGAACTCGACAGAGTCAGAGGAGGATATTGCGCTTTATAAGAATCGGACACCATAATCTGTTTCCTTTCACGCTCAGGGCTTCGTCCCCGACGGTAACTGGCGCTGCCTGATTGCCTGAAGCCGTTCCTGCATGAGATTTGCAGGTGGGAACAAACGGTCTAAGTCGATATCGTCGCTATTGACCAGCTCGCCTTCCTCGTCATCGTCGCCGCTCCGCTGCTGGTCCATCACATTCTTGCCTGATCCGAATATTGCTTTGTTGATGAAGGTCGGCCCTTTAGGCGAAGGTAAAAATCCCATGGCGGTATCGAGCGCGGTACGATCTCTTTCACCCAGCGGCAACATGCCGTAAGCGACTCTGGCTTCGGTGATCTTATGGTGATTGGTTACCGCGATAATTTTTACCGTGTTTACCGACTGCTGCTGAAGCGCCAACTGGATCGATCCGAGTAGGTGGGCAATGTTGATCTGCGCGGCCAGCGCAACAGCTTCAATGCTCAGGCGCTCGCGATCTCCGGCGCGGATGGAGTCATATTTTTCCAGAAATGCGGCAATTACTTCGTCGGGAGCAAAGCGCATGGCGGCTATAACCTGTTCGACGCCACCCTCGGCCCGCTTGAGCAAAGGCGTGATCTGGGGAGCGAGCGCCAGCTCTTTCGCGGAGACGCCAAGGCGCTTGAGCGCGGTGAGGGTGCGCTTAGGATTCTCCCTCTTCCGTGTGATCGCCTTCACGTCCTTGAGCGGTGGCGGGGGTTCTTTGGGCGTCGAGCCATTCGCGCTCACGAACTCCAATAAATTCTGCCTCTTCTTCCTCGTCTTCGACTTCGCTGAGCCACGCGGAGAGGGGCCTGCTGCTTGCGCCCTGCGCTTCGCGGATTCTGTCTTCTTCGGACTGGATCCGCGTGACGACGGCTTCCCTGACTTCCCTGCGTTCCGGGTACTGGCTGGCGTACTGTCGTCGGTAGGTTTCATTCAAGCCCTCCAGAGCTAACGCTAATTTCTCGAATGATAGTACGAATCGTTCTGCGAAGGAATTCAGTTGATCGTCTGTCATCGGCATGCCGCTCACTCGGTTGGCGGGTTTCTCCATCTCGCGAGATAACGTGCGGCAGCCTCCCCCAAGAAGTCCGCCGCACCCCGCATCCCCGCCTGAAATTTAATTTCTAAGCGGAGGATGACGCTCTGTTTCTTACACTGAAACCTTCTGCTCGCGGCGCACGTAACGGCGCGACTTCACTACCGGCTGCCCGCCTTCTTCCGCCAGCGTGGGCACCGGCTGCTCGGAGCGCTCGCGCACCACATTCAGCAAAGGTTCAACGGGAATCTCGTACTCGGCGTCCAGCAGCTCATCCGGATGATCCTGCTCGGTGCCGGTCGCAACCGTGGCATCCACAGTGGCGGTGTCCATGCCGTAAGCTTCCAGATGCACCGTGATCTTGGCCATGTAGCCGCCCTGATAGCTGTCCGACTCTCTCAGGTTGCAGTCCTTGCGCAGCTTCTCGGCCAGTTGCGAGCACAGATCGATAACGATTTCCTCGCCCGAAAGCGCTTCGACGAAATCAACAGTATCAGTCATAAATTTCTCCTTTGTTTTTAAATCATGCAGTATTTACGCGGCTATCGTACTTGTTTTTAAACTGGCTGAAGAGGCGCAGGGTTTTCGGATGCGGGGTAATATATGCGCCTTCGACCAACTGGATGGTGCGGCGGGAGACGCCCATGATATGCGCCAGCCGCTTCTGGGTGAGCAGGTTGTTTCTGCGGAACACTTTCCATTCCTGAGCGCGGTCCTTGCGCTCGTACAGCGCCTTGCTGGTGGGTTTGGGGCGGGGCATGGCTTCTCCTCTGGTGGCCGGAAATCAAGACAGTCGCACAGCGGCGCGAGACAGTGGCGGCTCACGCATATACAGGTTCCATGGCGTCCGTCCGAATGCGACTGGTGGCCTTTGCAGTGCAGGCTGAGCGGCATGTGGCAGTAGCCGCAGAGGGGATCGTCCATTACTCAATTCCCTTCTCCTTCAGGCGCTCCAGCGCCCGCTGGTGGATCGGCCCGCGCAGCAGCTTATTCTCCTCGTCGAGAGCCGTAAGCAGCACTGCCCTCTCGTCCTCGTCCAGTTCTTTCCCCAGCCCCCAGTAGCGCACCAGCAGGTCGATTATCCTCCCTTGATTGTTCATCATATATTTCTCCAACAAATGCGCCATCACAAGGTGATAACATGCGCCTATCATGCGCCTAAGTCAAGCATGGATGTTAATAAGTCTATAGTTATGATGATGATCATCATCATTTATTAGTCGGGGTAGATATGATCCATAAAGTAGAGACAGGCTTCGACGACTACGACGAGCAGACGCTGAGCATCGTCTGTCCGGACTGCCGTGCGGCGATCACAGCCCGCTGCCTTGCCGACAAACCCGGCGGCATGGGCGGCAAGGTCTTCCTGCCCGCGCCGCATCGCAATCGCGTACTGGCAGCGCACAGCAAAGAGCCGGAATCGATCTGGGGGTTCTAGATGAACCGAGTTGGAATTATTCCGCTTCCCCGCCGCCGGGATCGAAGCGGGCCACGCGATACCCCATCAGCCCGTGTTTTACGACCCGGCAACGGTCGCCGGTCATCGCTTCCAGAAATCCGGCATGCCGGTAGGCCAGCGCTCTGTCTTGGTGAAGATAGATTGCGGAGTGCCACACGGAGATGGGTGTCGGGGTCGGTACATTCAGGATGATAATCATCGCTACAGCTCCTTGAGCGCGATCTTCCCGTCCACTTTGTTGATCAGTCCAGCCTTGTTGAGTGCGCCGACGATGTTGGTTACGGAGCGTGAGGCGCAGGCTAACTGAATGCGTAGCTGCGTCTGATTCATGGGGCCGTGCAGCATGAGCACATCAATCGCCTTGGCCGTCAGGCCGCCCAGCTTCTGCTTCCACGACTCCCAGACTTCCCGCTTGGAGTCGTTGGCGGGCGCGGAGCCATCGATGCCGATGGCCTCCATACGCCCGTAGATGGCGGCCAGAGCGTTCACCAGCGGATCGAGAATGTTGCGCAGTTTCTCCGCCCCGGCCTCGATGGTGCGGTTTTTATTTCGCTCCCGCGTCAGCTCTTCTTCCACTTCCGCGAGGCGCAGATTCTTCTTCTCCAGCTCACGCCGGAGAGAGGCGATTTCGGAGTGCAGATCAGGCAGTGCGTTCAGCACGAGGCTCATGGGCGTCTCCCGATGCGTTCATAGGTAGTGCAGCCTTGAAAGCCTTGTCCAGCACCCGTTCGAGAATCGTGGGCATGCCCAGTTTTTGCAGGGAGCGGAAGCTGCGGAAGGCACTGGAGAGTCCGGCCAGATTCGCACGAATCGTGGTGTAGCGATCCAGCGCCATCACGTACTCGTGGCGATCCGCATGCGTGCCCAGAACCCAGTCGCGGGCGCGTTTGCGGGCTTCTCCATAGCGCTTGAACAGTTCGATGTCGCCGCCTTCGCGGTCAGGGTGGATGGGCTTGACCCGCTCACGATAGTTCGTATCGATCTCGTCCAGCGTGGGTGCGGGCGGCAGGCCCAGCAGCGTCTGCCACGAGTAGTCTTCCTTGGTGAGCGAGAACCAGACAGAAACGCCGGGGTCCATGCGCTCCTTGTCGAACGTTCCATGGGTAATCAGCACCGCCGTCGCGCCCATGAGCGTCAGCTCCCTGACTGTCTGCTGCTCGTAATAGCTGAGCGGCTTCTTCCAGTGCGCGTCGTGCTTGCGCAGCTCGATCAGGGTACGAATCCAGCCTTCCGGCCAGCGCAGTTTTAATTCGTTGGTCACTTCGACTTTCATCAGAACACCTCAGAAGTCTCCGCCTGCGCCGCCGCCACCGGTCATGCCGTCGCTGCCGGAGAAGGGGTTGCTGTCAGGCTGTGAGTCGGGCGCGGAGCTGAATGTCTCGACAACGCTTTCGGCGACTGCGAGATTCAGCAACGTGGATGAGGAAGAGTCGTCGCTTGTGGCCGCAGCGGCGGGCTGGGGCGTACAAACGATGCAGTTGAAACGGCGGTGTCTCCTACAGCGCATGAGTTTTAATTCTCCTTGGAATAATTTTTATTCTTCCGGCACTTCGTAAGGTATCCACTTGGGATTGTCCTTGTTGATGCTGTTGGCCAGCCGCAGAAAGCTGCGCAACAGGGGCTGATCTTCTTCCCTGCTGGCCGCGCCCGTGGCGTAGCCCATCATGAGCAGCAGCTGCATATATTCATTGCCCGTGATGGTGAACGTGATGTTATCGTCCGGCATGCTCTTCCTTCTTCCCTGCCTTATTTCCCGACAGCGTGGCCGCAGCCAGCTCCTGATGCCTGCGCTGGCGTTCCCTGCGCGGGTCACAGTCGAGCGCTTCGCCTTTCAGCCAGTTGACGCCGCAGCGGCAGCAGCGAATGTAGTCGCTGCGCTGGACGCGGGGAACGCCGCAAAAGGGGCAGGGAGCCTCGCTGCCGCCCTTTTTTAATTCCTCGCGCACCTTGTCGCGCCATTTGGCGTTGTTTGTCATTCAATCACTTGTAAATCGCTTTGCGTGTAAGTGGGTGAGTCTTCGCCGCGCAGGTGCCACACGATCTGCCTGCGCGTCTGGCCATCGCGGGAGCGCACGGTTAGGCGGGAATACTCAATCGGCAGGCCGGAGAGTCTTCGCTCCACTTCCCGGCGCAGTTCGTCCGACATCAGGCGCAGGTTGAAAGAACAGACGCCGATAGAAAAGGCTGTTTCTGGTTCCCGGATGGCGGGCATTACGTCACCTCCGAACTCCGAAAAAACTTACTGCTGGTCGCTGAGCGCTTCCTGTCCGTTGGCCGCTTTGCGTCCGGCCACTACGAGATGGATGTCGAATGTGGGCCGCTGCGCGGCAATCTCGCCCAGCACTTCATCAAGGGTGTACTGCGTAAGCAGGTTGGAAATTTTACCTCTCAGCATCACCCGCATTTTGTGGGGCTGGGTAACGACGGTTCCGTTCATGCGTTCCTTCAGATAGGCCATAGAGGGTTGTCCTTTCTCTTAGTGTCTTTCTCCGGTATCCGGGTCGCTGCGGCTGGTTTTGATTTCCTCGTCGTCGAGCTGGGCGCGGTAGTCGCGGAAGCTGATGACCAGCGCGTCCGCAGCGCCTTCAGGAAACTCGTTGGTGTCGAAGAATTTCCGGATCATGGCGTCGCATTCCGTTCTTGCGCTCATTTGTAAAATATCCATGGCCACGTTTCTGGCCTGTGCCATCGAGAGCTGGGCGAGGATGCCGTTTTCATTGCTGATCTGGATGTATGGCTGCTTGTCGCGATGCGACACGATGCCGTTGATCATGATGCTTGCCAATTTATTTCTCCTGTTCCCCGATGCCTTCCCAGCAGGCGTAGGCGGGATTCTGATTGCGGTCATCGACGATGGGCAGCGGCTCTAATTCCTGCTCGCCCGGTGCCCGCATCTGCCGTTTTACAGAGCGGATGGTAATCTCCAGCATGGCGATCACATCCTCGGCGTCTTCCTCGGTAAAGGTTCCGGCTACGTCGGCGGATGCGCTTCCGGCGCGGAATTCTGAATGAAACCCGGCGCGAATGATGAAGTCGTCCCGTATCAGCGGCAGCTCCTCTATCCGGAGCTGCTTCCCGTCCCCGCTCATGTGTCCTCCGTAACTTTCGGAGCCAGCGCCCGATACATCTCTTCGGCATAGGCCGCCAGCGCTCCGTTATTTTCCTGTAGCCAGTCCCGCGCCTTGGCCAGCGTCTCTCTGCGCACCTCGGCGAGGCGGATGCAGCCCGCGCAGGGCGGAGCGCACAGGATGTCGTCGGCGCGGGCGCAGCCGGGAAAGCCGCTGGGGCACTTGGCCATGTCTTCCCGCGACAGCCCGCAGTAGACGCAGGCGTAATTTCCGTTGCCCACCACGCCGCGCAGGTAGTCGTTCTCCTTCCTCAGCCGCGCACGCTCGCCATCGGTACGCGTGAGCAGGGCGTCGAGATCGGCGAGGGGAATCGGCGTGCCTTTCGGCAGCTCTTCCAGATCGCGCACGGCCTCTTCCAGCCTCAGCACATGCTCGCGGTTATCGCGGGCATATACCCACTTGCGCTGGTCGTTGTCGAACGCGTTCTCACCCTCGCGATAAGCCCAGAGGCGATTGGTTTCGTCATTGGCCTGCTCGTGGAAGCTCATGCCGCTCCTCCGCCCGGTTTCCGGGCATGGCTCAGCCCCCTCCCCGGTTTTAATTTGGGTTGTCGCTTTTTCGCTTTCCCGCCCGCGCCCGAGTGGATTTAATGTTCCACTTCGGACTTTTGCACGCCGGACACTGGGCCGGTTTGTCATCGGAAATCTTGCGCTGAATCCACTCATGCCCGCAGCGTAAACAGGCACGCTGCATAGATGTTTCGAAGGTACTTTGTGTAGCCAATTTCAGCCTCCCAGCAATAGCTCAGCGGTAAAAGGCGCAATTCTTTGCAAGTCCGTAAGTCGGCGAAACAGCAATCAACCCTAAAAACGCAACTCGCCGCTGTCGCAATTCAGCGAAGTAGCGGCGAAAATTTTAATTTCCCATTGCTGGGTTGCGGGGAAGATTTCCCCTTCACGTGGCGGCGTGCGACAGAAACCTTTGTGCGCCCGTACTGTGTTACGGGCAACGGGGGAGGCTAAATATCCCGCCTGACGTTGATCACAAATATCTGATGATCATCATCAATTTGTCAAGGCATTCGGCGACAAAAACAACAATTTATTTCCGATGTTACTAAGGTCTGCATCCCTTACAGGGGGAATAACTTAACTTACTAACCTGATTATATAAAATGGCTCTTGGTTTATAACTTAACCCTTGCTTAAGATACCCCACTTATAGCCTCGGCGATCTTCTTGGCCATCACCTGAAAGCGTCCGTGGGCAAAGACCATCCCGGCGCGGGACTCCGCCAGCGTGTAGATATACCCCTTCGGATACGGCTTGGCGAAGGAGTACGCTTCGACAAAGTTGTTGCACTCCTCCTGTATCGTCGCGAGCACCTGCTTCAGCCGCTCGTTTTCCGCCCTCAGCGCCGCCAGTTCGCTCGCCGCCTTCATCGCTTGGCCTCGGCCCCGTATATCCCCAGTTCCAGCACCCATTCCAGCGCGTCGATGCGTCCGTGGGCGCGGTCGATATCCTGCCGCGTCTGGAGCGCCCATGGCTTGGGCTGGTGACGCAGGCGCACCAGCTCGTCGTAGATGGCTTCAAGTCGGGTGCGTACCTCCTGTTCGCTTTTCATCCGCTTTATCCCTTTCTGCCTGCCGTCCACGCGCAGGGCAGCTCCACGCTGACCGGATCGTCTACCCGCCCCGCCGCCGTAATCATCACCGTAAGGCCGCAGCGCTCGCACGCGATGCTGAACATGCCGCACTCCGGGGCGGGATAGGGCAGCTCCACCCTGCAAGTGTGGACAACGCCTGCGGGAGCGCGGATATGCACGCCTTTGGGAAACTCCGGATCGGGCGGACACTGCGCCTTGCCCCGGCCCGAAGGGATGAACTTTACTTTCATGTCGCCGCTCATCGTACCGGCACCAGATTGTCGAGCACGTAGGCGATCTGCTTCTCCATCTCCGTGACCGCCTCCGGGCCGTGCGTGAGAGCTTCATCGCGCAGTTGCGCGATGCCCTTCACCAGCGCCCCCAGAACCTCGTCCCGCGTGGCCCTGCGCCCTTGGTAATACCACTCCACGTCGTATGGCTCATCCATTTCAACCAGCGGGCCGGTCTTGGTGTTGAAGACCTTGAACTTTCGCGTGTGGTAGACCAGCGCCACGGTGGGATTATGCTCGACGTGGCCTTCCTGCACGTGGATGCCATCGGGCAGGTTGTCCTCGCGCCGGACCATGTGAGGACGGCTCATGAAGGGGCAGCCGATGGCGGAGAAGCGGGCGCATTCCACATGGCAGGGTGGCTCGGCGGAGATGCGGTTGATGGCGCACATCGGCCCAATGACGAAGGCTCTGCGGCGGTTGGTAAAAGGCAGGCCGCAGACCCAGCACAGGGACTGGCGGATGGCTTTGACGAAGTAACCCGGCTCAAGGATGCGGAACTCGGGTTCGCCGTTTTCCAGCCAGTGGACGAAGGCGGGCACGGGGTAAGAACGAAAGATAGGCAAATGCTTCATATTTTCCGGCAAGGGTGGCAAATCCGGCCTCAGAGTGTGTTCAACGGGGCATTTAGTGGACATAATCTCTCCTTCGATGGACCTGAACAGGTTTAGCAATCGCTTGCTCCCATGTCCAGCCACGGCGTAGTCTGCCCGCTACCGTATTAGGGTTCAACCCAAGCTCATGGCACACGCTCAAGACGCTTTCTCCGCGCACGGGGGTGAGCACAGCCTCCTCGCCCGTCCAGCCGCGTCGGATGCGATTAAAAAGAGTGCTCTTCGGGCGACCCGTTTCATTGCTCCACTCCTGCAATGTTTTCGTAACACCGTTGACCGTAAGCAGACGATTGAAGCGCGTGTTTCGACCCTGTTCCTCGCGTGTAGCCCATTTAACATTGCCGGGAGAATAAGGACCGTTATTATCCTCCCGGTCTAAGCTACGGCCCGCTGGCCGCTGGCCTACGTCAGTCACGAACTGCCAGAATGACCGTCGCCATACATCGCAGACGCGAATGCCACGTGCGCCGTAATTCTTATAGTGCCTAAACTTTGGATCGTGGCACCGACGCACCATGGAACGCCACGTTTGGAACAGGGGGTGGCTCTGCCTTCCGTCGCGTGGGCAGCTCATGTAACTTCCCTCCAGAATTTATTTTCAGGTAAAGAGCTTGGAGAATCTTCCCTGCGCCAGTCCGTTGATTTTATCGCGCTCCTCCATGACGATCTTTTCTTCCGTGCCCTCGCGGCGATAGAACCAGCGCAGCAGGGCGGCCTCATTGCGCTTGGTAATCTGGCACATCAGAGCTTCGCGCACGGTGGCAAGGCCCATTTCGGAAGCCTTCTTTATCCCGACCTCCTGCACCAGTCGCATCAGCTCCGGCCTGTTCTTGGCGTCGGGCACGTGGCCGGTCCATGCATCGGAGATGTGATAGACGGTGTGCGCGTCCATCTCCCGCACCAGCTTACGCACCTTCTGGGCAACGGCGCTTTTCAGATCGGGATCGTTGATCACTTCCGGTTCGGGCACGAAGACGATAGTCGATTCGGTATCGTTTTCGACGACAAACTTCATGGCGACGCCGCCCTCTAAGGCAGGCACATCCAGTTCCAGCAGCGCCCAGCCGCGCTCGATCTCAGCTTCTAGGGCCACGTTCAAACCCCTCTTTCATGTCGTCGTGAAATGCATGGCAGTTGCCGCAGTAACGCTGGCTTACGTCGTTCGGGTTGTAACTCGTCATCCCGCACTTGGGGCAGGTGATGCTAATACTCACGTCGGCCACCAGCGGCAGCTTCCCGGCGTACTTGCCACGCACGCCGGAGCTGAATTTAATTTCACTCCCTTTGTCTGGCACTCTCATGTCCTTTGGTTCACACTTCCAACTTGGCGCTCTCTCGCTTTTTGGTTCACGCCGTACTATTGGTGCTCCCTTAATCTAATGGTTCACTCACTCATTTTGGTGCTCACTGGTACACTGGTTCACTTCCCTGCCTTGGCGCTCTCATCTCCTTCTGGTTCACTCCGCAGCATTGGTGCTCTCGCGGCTCGTGGTTCACTCCTCGACGCTGGCGCTCGCCTGATAATCGGTTAAGTACAAAACCCGCTCACTCCCTTTGTATGGCACTCACAACGACTCTGGTTCACGCGACATTTTTGGTACGCTCACGCGGAATGGTTTTCACTCTCGTGCTTTGGCACCCGCATGGCCCATGGTTCACGCATTCTTTTTGGCGCTCCCTGATGAATTAGTTCAAAGTACAAAAGCCCCGGTATTGCTGGTTTGGTTCACTCTATCCGCTTGGTGCTCTCCCGCTTTCCGGTTTACTCTCGTCCATTGGCGCTCACGGAAATCTTGGTTCACGTGTTTCCTCTGGTGCTCACAACCATGATGGTTCACTCACCGATATTGGTGCTCACGTGGCTACTGGTTCACTCCCTAGTTCTGGTGCTCGCAACTGCTAATGGTTCACTCGCGGTTCTTGGTACTCGCTAACTTACTGGTTCACTCGCGCTCCTTGGTGCTCTCTCGTGTGCTGGTTCACTCCCTTGGCTTGGTGCTCTCCGATTCTCTGGTTCACTCCGACTGCTTGGTGCTCGCAAGTACTGTGGTTTACGCCTTGCGCTTCCTTTTGCCTTTCGGCTTCGGTTCACTCTCGTTTCTTGGTACACCCGGCGACACTGGTTCACTCATCTGCATTGGTGCGCTCATAGCTTTTGGTTGTCGTGGATTAAAATTCCTTGGCCGGTTGCGCATCTCTAACTGGTAGATATTCAGCGCCGCAGGCAGGCCCGGAATCAAATCCGCATGCGGCGGCTCGATGAAGTGGATGTGCCCTTCCAGATGGGAGAAGGCGTAGGGAAAGGGCGGCAGCCGCTGGTGGTGCTGGAAATAAGCCACCATGTGGTAATGGGCTAAAAACAGTTTTACCGCGTAGCGTCTGGCCCGCGCATGGATGTGCGCCGGGGGCAGCAGGTTGGCGCTGTACGCCTTGTACGCGTCGGTGGACTTGCCAACCATCGCCGCCTTCGTCGCGGCTATCTGGGCAAACCTGCCCGCCACATTGTATTCCGCTTCCTGCTTCTTGCGCATGGCGAAGACCCTGCCGTAGATGTCGTTTTCATTCGCCTGCACCTTCACGAACGACTCGCCCAGTTTGAAGGCGCACAGGGTTTTGAGCGACGCGTTGAAAGGCCGCTTCTCTCCTTTCTTCCACACCATCTCGGGATTGAGTCCGGCGAAGGACCAGATATGCCCCGCCGTCTCCGAGTGGGTGATGTCGATATGCGCCAGTAATCCCGCCGCGATGACGGGGCCGATGCCGGTGATACTCTTTGCCCAGATGCCGACCGGGTTCGCGTCCGTCCACTTGTCCAGAGCGCGTTTGATCTGCGATTCCAGCATCTCGCTCTGGGTTTCCAGCCAGTCCAGCACGGTGTGGGGTTCGTTGCCCGCGCTCAGGGTACGAATCTGATGCGCGGCGGCGATGCGGTTCTTCTGCATCATGTAGTAGGCGTCCACCAGAAACCGCGCCTCGTGCGCGGACAGGGTGACGGCGGCTTTGGCTAAATCCCGCGTAAGCCGCTTGAGCGGCTCCATGACTTCAGCGATGGGTGCGATGGTGCTCATAAATTAAAATTCACTCCTTGGATTCGGCACTCGCACGCGATCCGGGGTAACTTCTTTCAAATTCACTCCTCAATCTTGGCGCTCTCTAGGGTTCTGGTTCACTCCCTATATCTGGCACTCACTATCAAGCTGGTTCACGCTATGGCTGTGGCGCTCTCGCATCTATTGGTTCACTCCTATACCGTGGTGCTCACCTTCGACATTGGTTCACTCAATCCTTCCGGTACTCCCGTCAAAGATGGCTTTCGCTGTACATCGGCTCACACTGGTATCTTGGCGCTCGCATCTACACTGGCTGTTGTTCCCTTAATCCTTAAAGACTCCGGGCGCTGATCGGGTCCGCCAGACGGCAAAGACGCTATGGATTCCGAAGCGGCGCAGGGCCTTGTTGTAAGCGCTGTTTTCGTTCATGGCTTTAATTTCGTGATAACTGCGGTCCCTGAGCAGCACGGTGTAAGTTTTCACGGTCCTCCTCCCCTGCTGATTGGTTCACTCCGATTCCTTGGCGCTCGCAAATGAATTAGTTCACGCGTAATCTTTGGTACTCGCTTGTGGGTTGGTTACTCCGCAGTTATGGCACTCGCAACACTCTTTGGTTCACTCAACTCCTTTGGTAACTCCCGGTGTACTTGGTTCACTCTCATCGATTGGCACTCTCCCTGATCTTGGTTCACGCAGTCTTACTGGTGCTCGCAACACCCATGGTTTCACTCAGCGTATTTGGCGCTCACTCTGATTCCGGTTCCACGCTTCCAACTTGGCGCTCGCCGTAAGGTTGGTTAAACGAGCGATACCGGGGCTTTTGCTTTTACTATGGCACACGCGGTGCATATGGTTCACGCCGGTGTTGTGGTGCTCGCACTACTTTGTGGTTCACGCGGATTATTTGGTACTGCGCATTTGAACTGGTTAATTTCACGCTCGTTTATTGGCACCCGCCGATGTAATGGTTTGAAAAGCAAAAGCCCCGGTATCACTCATTTCACTCCATGCGCTTGGCACGCACATCCATGTTGGTTCACTCGCCGTTAATGGTGCTCGCAATCAACTTGGTTCACGCTCTGAACTTGGCGCTCACTTTCATTACGGTTCACGCATTTTCTTTGGCGCATCTCGCGTCTTTCGGTTCGCACTGTCACTTTGGCGCTCGCACTACCTATTGGCTCACGCGGGATTCCCGGCACTCGCCAAAGACTTGGTTCACTCTTACGATGGCGCTCGCAAGTAATTTTGGCTGAAATTAAAATTATAAAAGCCACCTGTATCATTCGTTTATTCACGCATTTGGTTTGGCACCCGCTCATACTTTGGTTCACTCTCCGGGCGTGGCACTCGCAGTTTGCATGATTCACTCTATCGTCTTGGTGCTCGCTGCTAGATTGGTTCACGCTATTATTCTGGTGCTCGCATAATTACTGGTTCACTCGCTGATCTTGGCGCTCTCGTCATGTCTGATTCACTCACCTCTTTTGGTGCTCGCATGATTACTGATTCACGCAACTTTAATGGTGCTCGCAGCAATGATGGTTCGCTCCTCGGCCTTTGGCGCTCTCACGATCTTTGGCTCACTCCCTGATTCTGGTGCTCTCATAGCTTTCCGGTTCACGCATTTACTTTGGTACTCGCAATTTCGGTGGTTCACACCACCATTTTGGCGCTCACTCAAGATATGGTTCGCTCCCACTCCATGGCGCTCGTATCAAGAACGGCTGTCGCTCACTTAGGCTGGCTCGCACGCTTGCTTTGGCACTCGCATCCGCAAATGGCTCGCCACTCCCTTTTCCCGGTACTCTCAATTTGCTTGATTCACTCCCGCCTCTTGGCACTCTCATGTCCCATGATTCACTCGCTGTTCGTGGTGCTCGCCTAGACAATGGTTAATGTACAAAAACCCCTTATATCACTCGTTTGGTTCACTCTGACACTGTGGTACTCTCATCGGCCATGATTCGGACGCCCCAGTGTACCGCTCCCTTCATTTGGCGCTCTCCAGCATAGCGGCTCACTCTCCCTTCATGGCGCTCGCGTATCAGTTGGCTCACGCAAATTACTTGGCACGCACGATTTCTTTGGCTTGACGCTCTACTTCTGATGGCGCTTACTTTTTATTAAAACGTAAAAGCTCGCGCCACGGACCCGTTTCCGCCACGGAAGGCTGCACTTCAGCCGCCAGCCTTTCCAGTACCTTTGCCACCCTGTCCATTTCGTCGTGGATGGCTTCGGCATGCGCGATCATCTGGTCCACCTTGAACCGGCAGTACTTCTCCGTTTCCGGGTAACCCACCCGACGCGCTCCCATGTCGGCCACGTTGGGCAGCCTGTCCAGTTCCGGGCTGGCTTCGAAGTGGTCGATAGTCAGCGAGGCGTCGTACAGCAAATGGTTTAGACGCTGGTAAAGTTCCCGCAACGGTTGTTCCGCCATATTCCCCTCCCGTCCTTAAGTTCCCTTAATGCTCTCCCTGTTAGCTTCAGCTCTTTTTCGCAGGACCGGCATAATCTTTCGGCAACTTCCGTACCGGGTTCAAGTTCATCATCGGCTCTATCGGGCACAGCTTGTAAGGCAGCTCCGGGCACAGCCTCAGTACTGCGGGCAATCTATCCCCGTCGCCGTAGACTCGCGGCTTCAATCCCGCCAGACAGAACAACACCGCGATGTCGTCCTCACTCTCCGCCTGTGCTTCGAAGCCCACCATTACTTCCCCCACGTAGATCGGAAGAAATCTCATGCTACCTCCACATACTCACTCGTCATACGGCACCCTTTCCCCCGGCACGCATTTCACCTTGCGCGGATCATGCTTGGGCAGGGCACACAGTATCCACTCACCACGCTGGTCGTCCCGGCCCCGGATCGGGCACATCTCAGCTTCCGGCCCCGCCTCATCATTCATAAAGCCGTTTCCCGGAGACGCCTGCCGATCCAGAAAGAACAGCGCTTCGCCCTTTTCCACCGGGTAGGCGGTCTGACGTATAGAAGTCCCGGCATTCTTCGCTGGTTCCCGATATTCCGCCGGAATCCGGCCCGCCGCCATCTCCCGCAAGATATCCATGGACGGCTCCGCCGCCGACTGCACCGGCTTGCGCGGCACTTCGCTCACACTGTCTGGCACACTCACCAACACTGGCTGTATTGCGTTTCCCATGGGCCGGTCCCAGTACGGACTCTTGCATTTGCCGCAGCGCAGCGCCCTGCCTTCACCCCGGTAGCACCAGTCCCGCCCGCAACGCAAACAATGATTGATATCCATAAGCACCAATCGTGAGCACCAATTGTGTCCACTAGTTATGTACACCGTTCGTGCATATTTTTCCAGCAATTTCTACCCGTAACCCCCATAATTCCATACACATGCTGCGCCTAAGCTGCGCTTTTACCCGGTAAGTACAGAGCCAAGATCGCGGCAATATATTGTTGCCATTCAACTTATCATCGCCACGTATGGAATTATCCGGCTGCCGAAAATTTTTATTTTCCACCGCTGTGAATTTTTCAGGGTAAAGCTGCGCCTTCAGCCCCGTACGGTGGCGAAAAGCTGCGCCTTCGGCTGGAGAAGGAAGAAGGCAAGAGGCGGAAAATGAGTTATAGCTGTAGCAGCAGGTGGGGGTGCGGGACAACCTCCGGCGAGGACTTCGAGGACTTCGAGGTGCGCAAACGCGTTTACAGGTGTCCGGCGAGGCCGGGGCTGAGGCGAGGCCGGGGCTGAAGTCCGATTGTACAGAATGAGACTCTGAGGCGCTAAAACCCCTGTATCCATGCGGGTTTGCGCCACGTGGACGGAAAAAAGGACAATGCGGACAAACGCGTTTACAGGACATTGCGCGGAATAAAATGCGCGGCGAAAATTGGCGAGATCGTTTCCAGCATCGGCCAAACCCTGCCATCCATGCGCGAACACACGGCAGCGGCGGCGGCGTTCCGTGGCGGCAGTGCTGGCGATTCGTGGCGTGGCGTTTGCTGGCGTCTGGCGGCGGTTGTAGCGCGTTGGCGTGGCGTTTGCCATGGCGAAGCTTGCGGCGTTTGCAGCGGATGCACAGCGGATGCGCCTACGCGGCGGGAGCACCCGCCGGGAGGCACTCCCGGCAGAGAGTCAGGTGTTTTAGCAGGAGAGTACAGGCATCCTGTCCCGGCCACCGTTCCGGGGCGAAAACGCAAGCATGGAAACGTGTATTAAGGCAACAGCAGCTAACACCCGCATAAACAAAGGGACAGACGCATGTCCGACGCGCAAACAAAGGGAAACACGCGTGTGCAGTTTATTTCAGCCGCGTAAACACTGGGTGCAAAAGTTATCCACAGGCTTTTCCACAGGCTTTTCCACATTTTTGGCCTTCGCTAGGATGCCCTTTAATCGCGCTCTGAGGCACCTTCTAGGCACCGGGTAAAAAAGTGAGCCTGCACCCTTACCTGTGCCCTAATACACGCTTAAAACGAACGCGTTTTGAAAACAGGCGCTGCAATGCCTTTGTAATCATACAGATGCACACATTCACTGGCTTTTTGTGTATTAGGGGCGAAGATAAAGCGATCAGAAATGCGGCGGTTTCCGCTGGATTTAATTCCCGGCAGGAGCCGGGAAACCCCGGCAGTGCTCCCGCGCTGGATTCCCTGCTCTATATAAGGTGTCCGTATCCTGTCCCGGCATCCGTACGCGTTCACACCTATATATACGGTTGCGACTAGCACCGGAGTGTTAAATATAACTCTCTGTGGAAAACGTTCCAAGTGATTGATTGTAAAGGTTATAAAATAGTTGAAATATATGTGTGTTAAGGACACATTGCGTGTATAGTGGTTTTAGTGAGTTCGGCGCTAAGGCGCGGCGGTTACTTCGGTAACCGTACTGATCTTTGACAATTGCATAAGTTCTGAAAGCGATACCTGATTTAAGAACACGGGATGCTGAAGAAAACGAACGGGTTACCTAAACATCTGGCAACGTAGGCGCGAAGGCGCGAGGCAGGATGGGAGCAGCGAAAGTTGACGGTAACAGGCGGATTCGGAGGTACTAGGCAGGGGTTAACGGCCCTGCACTAACGGTGGATCAGGAACGATGAGGGCAAAGGCTCTCCGGTCGCAAGTACGACAAGCGCAAAGCAAAGCGCAAACAGAGATACATGAGACACAACAAAAAGATTCGGTCGCATAGGGATTTATGAGGTTCCTATGCGTCCATGCAAGCTTCATTCAATGGGACTTACATGGGCGCATCCAGCGTACCGGGAGGAAACACAATGAAAGTAGTAATTGAGAAAAATGAGCTAGTAATCCGCATTCCGATGCAGTCGCCAACCCCGTCAAAAACGGGCAAGACTTTGATCGTTGCCAGTTCCGGCGGCAACGTGGCAACAACCGCCACCGTAGACGGCAAGCCTGTGATTATCGGGCTTAATGCTTACATCCGGTAAGTGCTTCTGTGCCTTGCCTCATGCGTGAGGCAAGCAACAGGCGCACGCCTGAAATTACCGGAAGGAAACAATGAAGAAAACACCTGAACCCCGCACTGACGCGCAGTATACCGACAATGCAGAGCCGACAATGGCGCAACGCATAGAGAGTTACGCCGCTTCAATCGCTCATCAGACGCACAACCGCAAGGTGGTCAAGATAAACACCTATCGCGCAGCAACACTCGGCGAGTTACAGAAGGAACTAAAGCGCATCGTCAGGATGACGAAAGCCGCAGGAATCAAGCCAGAACAGGTTGATATAGTTCACGCTTTGACGCTGACTTTTAACCTTGAGATTAACAGCGAAACGGGCAGCAAGCTCTACAGGCTAAACCCGCACGGCACTACTTTTGAACCAACAACCGGGAGGAATTAAAAAACATGAAAGAGCTAATCATCGCGGCAATTGCCGAGCAGTACCGCACGACGATGGATGAAGTAGAAAACGACATCCGCAAGGCGCAAGCCGATGAGCTTTTACAGAAGTTCTGCGAGCTTATGAAGTCACTAGGTTACTAAGCTTTGATGTCTGCTCACTCTCGCAGTGAGCAGAATTGAAAGCTTAACTTTCAAAACATTTACCGGGAGGAATTAAAACAACATGGCAACCGCAACACAAACACCGCAGGTTTTACCCGCACTGAAGCCGCAAGGCTTGATTGAATTACTCACGAAGGCAATTCCCAAGCGCCGTCCTGTTCTGGTAGCAGGTGCGCCGGGTATCGGCAAGACGCAACTAGTTGAGCAGACTGCGCAAGCGCTGGGCTTTAACCTGATCGTTTCGCACCCTGCTGTCAGTGATCCCACGGATTTTAAGGGGTTGCCGTGGTTTGACGCGAAGTCGAAAGTCGCAGACTTCCGGCCTATTGGCGAGTTCGCCGCTGCACTGCTGGCGACGATGCCGACCGTATGGTTTTTTGATGACTTGGCGCAAGCGCCGGAGTCAGTCCAAGCCGCATGTATGCAGTTGTTTTTAGCGCGGCGTGTAGGCGAGCACATCCTTCCCGACTGCGTAACCTTTGTTGCTGCGACCAATGGACGGCAGCACAGAGCCGGGGCACGGGGCTTGCTGGAACCTGTCAAGTCGCGCTTTGCCACTATCGTGGAACTGCACACAGACATAGATGCATGGGCACGCTGGGCATTTGACGCGGGTATCAGTCCGATGCTGATAGCGTTTCTGCGCTATCGCCCGGAGCTGCTTTCCAAGTTTGAGGCAAGCGCTGATCTAACCAACAGTCCTTCGCCGCGTACTTGGCAACACGCCGCGCAGATTGAAGACTTGGACCTGTCCGCAGAAGTCGAGTCGGTTGCGCTGGCTGGCGCAGTGGGCGAAGCGGCAGCGACCGAATATCAGGTATTCCGCCGGATGTACAAGTCTTTGGTCAACGTGGACGCGATCCTGTTGAATCCCGACAAGGCACCGTTGCCAACGTCACCGAATGAGCGCTACGCGGTCGCCATCGCGCTTGCTGGCAGAGCTACCGAGCAGAACTTCAACCGGATATGCACCTATGCCAAGCGCTGGGCTGAAGCGGGTTTCGGCGAGTTCGCTGTGCTGACTGTCCGCTCTGCGACCGACAAAAACGACAAGCTTATTTACAGTGACGCGTATGTTCGTTTGCAGACTACGGAATTCGGCAAGCTAATCAGCGGCAGCAATTAAATTCACTGGCGAGCGCGTGGGAACGCTCGCCACGAACACACACAAACACGTTTACCGGGAGGGTAAAAGAGATGAGCAACACGAAGCAAGACTTACACGCACGCGCAATTCTGGTATCGCTCAGCATTTCAAGCTGGAGCGGCAAGAAGTTCGACAAGCGAGTGACCCGCGAAACACTGGCAGCGCAAGGCGCAAGCGAAGGGGCGGGACGTTTCAACAAAGACCTGCTTCCGTCCAAGCTGAGCATTCACGACGAAACACGCTTCAGTGTCAAGAACATGCAAGCGCTGAAGCAGGTGCAACACGCCAACAGTCACAAGGCGCTAACGGCACACATCGCGGCGGTTCGCGTCTGGCATTACGAGCAAACGCTCAAATGGTCGGATGGCTGGCAGTTGCTACCGATCAAGAATTACCAAGCGTACACGGATGGCATCCGTGAACGGCAGCATGAATTTAATCGCTTGCTGGCTGAATTCCTGCACGACTATCCGGCACTGCGCGAGGCGGCAAAAACGATCCTGAACGGCATGTTTGAGCATGGCGATTACCCTTCGGACATGGCGAAGCGCTTCTCATTCGGGATTGAATTTAATCCTGTTCCGAGTGGCGGCGACTTCCGGGTTGCACTGTCCGACGCTGAGATTCAGGCGATTGCGTCAAGCGCTGAAAACCGCGTCAAGGCACAGTTTGAAGCCGCGCAGAAAGAAGCGATTGGCCGCTTATACGAGCGAGTCGAGAAGATTGTTTCCGCACTGTCTTCACCGGATGCGATCTTTCGCGACACCTTGATTGGTAATGCGCGTGACCTCTGCGACGTGTTGGAACGCTTGAACGTCACAGGCGATCCACGGTTGGAGAAGTACAGGCGCGAAACGGAATTGCTCGCCATGAGTGAACCGGAGACGCTGCGCAAGGTTCCGGCAGTCCGCGCAGAAACGGCAGCACGAGCACAGAGCATTTTAGACGACATGCAGAAAACGTTTGGGAAGGGGTTGTTTAGCTAATGAGTACAGCACACGGTAAATTTATTGCGGCTCGCACTTCGCTGATCTTAGAGCAGCCGTTCTTCGGTTCGCTTGCGCTGCGTCTGAAGGTGCAAGCCGACCCAACATGCGAAACCGCATGGGTAGACGGGCGAACGCTGGGCTACAATCCGGCGTTTGTCGATTCACTGAGCCACGGCGAGCTTGTCGGACTGGTAGCGCATGAGGTACTGCACGTCGCGCTGGGCCATCCGTGGCGGCGTGGCGGTCGCAGTATGAAGCCGTGGAATATCGCTTGCGACAAGGCGATCAATACGGAACTGCAAACGTCTGGCTTTACCCTCCCGCCGGATGCGTACTATGCAGAGGGCGAGGAGATTGGCAAGTCGGCGGAATGGATTCACGGCCACCAGCAAGAGCAGGAGCCGGAACCTAAGCCGGAACCTGAACCGCAGCCCGACGAAGATGAGGAGAACGAAGAGCAGCCCGACGACAACGGCGACCCCGGCCAACCCGGAGACGCTGACGACGAAGGCGACGGCACCGGCGACGGTGACGGCGAGCAAGGCGGCGAGTCGGATGGTGACGGCAACGGCGAAGGCCAGAGCGAAGGCAGCGACGGCGAAGGCGGCGGCGAGCAGCAAGGCAGCGGCAACAGTCAGGGCGAAGTCAGAGATGCTCCGGTTGGCCCGGATGCAGACGGCGACGAAGCCCCGAGCGAGCAGGAGTGGAAGGAGGCGGTCGCAACAGCGGCAGCGCTGGCCAAGTCGCAGGGCGAGTTACCCGGCGGTCTGGCGCGTGTGATTGCCGACGCGCTGAAGCCCCGCGTAGACGTGCGCAGTCTGGTACTGCGCTGGATGCAGGAACGGACAGCGAGCGACTATAGCTGGACGCGTCCAAACACGCGTTACCTTGCGCAGGGTACGTACCTTCCCGCGCTCTATGCTCACCGCATGGGCGAGGTGGCGATCATGGTAGACACATCGGGCAGCATTGACGATGTGGCGCTGGACTTCGCTCGCCAGATCGTGCAGAGCGTACTAGATGAATGCGACCCCTCGGGCGTAACGCTGTACATGGCGGATGCGCGAGTGTGCAGCATTGTACGGCTGGAACGCGGCGAGCCGCTGACGTGGGAACCAAAAGGCGGCGGCGGAACGAACTTCATTCCCGCGCTGGAAGCGATAGAACAGGATGAGTCACAGCCTGTCTGCTGCATCTGCATCACTGACCTTGAGGGCACCTTCCCGCTGGTAGCGCCGGAGGTTCCCGTCCTATGGCTTGCGACTAAAGAGCGCGACTACAGAGGGCAGCCACTGGTCGCACCCTTCGGCGAGACGGTATACGTCGCCGACTAACCAACAACAACCGCATGGGGCGCAACAAGCCCCATGCGCCAACTCAAGCCCCTGCACAGAGGCTTGCGCTGGCGCATTGCGTCACACACAAACACATTTACAGGAGCACACGGCAATGAGACGCGAGATTCCACTCAAGGGCGGCGACGAGTACGACGCACTTACCACGGCAAAGAAGTACTACGGGTTCCGCGCAGGAACGCGCAAGAAGATCAAGGCACGCTTCAACAGGCGAGCACGCAAGGCCAGCAAGAAGCTGACCGCAGAGTACGAAGACTAAGCCATCACACACAAACTTATTTACAGGAGAGAGCCAAATGACAACCGCACTTGAGATGATCCCCGCAATTGGCGCGACAGTCCTAGTCCGCTTTGAACAACTACAAATTCTCTGCACTGTTCTGAACGTCAAGAACTCATGGGGCAAGCCGCGTCTGCTTATCACGCCTGACAGCCGCAACAGCACGGGCCAGCAATGGGTGGAACTGGAGCGCGTGACTGTCCCGGCCACGGAGAAGCCGAAGAGCACAGCCGAAGAAGTCGCCAGTATGCGGCGAGCTATTCAGTCGATCCTTTAAACCAACACACAAACTTGTTTACAGGAGATAGCAACATGAACCGCTTCGCCATCTACACTGGGCCGACGCTGGTGCAGTGGGTAGCTGAGAAGCTACGCCAGAAGGAAGATATCACCGTCACCATTGAGGGCACAGCACACGTCCACGTCGCCACACCCTACTCCAGAGATTACGTCCTTGGCCTGATGCCGAGCATAGGCTCAGGCTGGACGCATCGCGATATCCGGCAACTGCCGTAAACACCCATCACACACAAACACATTTACAGGAGAACGCATCATGACACCGGGAAGTTATAACGCATGGAAAGACGCGAGCGGCGTGCTCCATCTGGAAATCGAGGTAGACGGCGACTGGCAAACATTTGACACGAAGCCGAGCCTACTGATTCCCGACCCTGCCCTGTTCGACAGTTACATGCCCAAAGAAACAGCCGACGCATTGCGCGGCAAAATCGCCAGCGAAGAGACTGAAGAGCTTTACGGCGACGGGATCGACATTGACTTCGTGTATGGCTGGAGCATCGAGGTACGCTTCCCGCCGGAAGACGACTTCGGCCCGAACATCTACGGGGGCATCCTGTAATTCACACTAAAACCAATTTACACAACCGGGAGGAATTAAAAATGAGCTTCATCGTTATCTGCCGCGACGACAGCGGCGACTATGTACAGGCGACCCGTCGCCAGTTTGACACGCGCAGCGAGGCTGACTCCTACGCGTCCACCATCGCCAAAGGCCGCGAGCCTATCGCGATTGACTTGGGCCAGAGCTACGGTGTTGTGCAGACCGTCTGGCCGCGACAGCCCGAGCCTTGCGCTGTGCTTACTTCGTGGCAGCACGAGAGCGCGATCACGACAGCCGCGAACGAGTCGCGTCCATGGACAGACAGAGCAACAGGCGCGACGCGCAACGCCGAGCCTGTCACTGTCAACGCCGCAGTGTCTGCACGGGAAACGTATCACTGGGTACAGACGCATGAGGAATATGTAGACTTCGATGCCGACAATATCCCCGCAGCGAATGGCTATGCCCGTGTGACATTTGTTACCGACAAGCGCACCGCTTATGCCGTGAGATCGAATCCGAAAGCCACGGCAACCAATAGCGAGAGCGTCTTTCTGGACACCCCCGGCTTTACCGTAGACCTGACATGGGCCGAGGCCGAGGCCATCGTGGGCGTCAAAGAGTTGTCTCAGGCGGAACTGGGAACAGCATCACCTGAAAACACGTCTACAGGTGAGCCAGTCAACACGCGATTGCTGGAAGCACTGCGAGCGCTGACAGACTGGGCGCGTGAGCACACGTCACCACGCGACGCTAACAGTCCACACGACCTGCTGATCCAAGCCGTCGCAGTGATCGAGGAAGCCGACAAGCTAAAGACGCAGAACTAACCCGCATGGGGCATCCCCTGCCCCGTGCGCTGATTCAAGCCCATATGCGTGGGCCTGAATTGGCGCATCACGCCAAAATTGATTTACAGGAGAGAGTTATGAAGTACACCGCCAAGCAGAAAACGGCAATCAGGCGACACTACCCGCATTATCGTCTGAAGTTTAGAGCCGATGGCAGCGTGGAAGCGCAACAGCGACCCGGCAGCCCCTATGGTTTGCTCTACACCCCGCAACAGGCGACAGCGCACCTTAGAGCCGCAGGGCTTGCAAGTACGTCACACGCAAACTGATTTACAGGAGAGAGGATTACAAACATGAAGGGCTTCATTATCTCGCAGAGGCGGACGGATGGATCATTCCCCGGCTGGCACAAGGTAGCGTGTCCGGGCCTTCTGGATGCTGCACCGTTCGCTGCGAAGCGTATCTCCGGATACTTGCTGGAGATATGGGAGGACGAGGAAGAGGCCAAGGCCGCACTAGATGAGATCGTGCGCGTTATCGGCCCGTATTACTTCCTGTTCCCCGTCACGATTGAGTTGCAGAATACTTGACACCACGGTGTCACATACAATAACCTGATAACTGCTTTTACCGGGAGGGTAAGACATGGCATCTTTCAAAGTAGAGACAAAGCAACTCCGGGGCGAGATTACCCCGACGAGCGGCGAGCATATTTTCTTCGACTGCAACACGGGCAGCGCATCCAGATTCGAGGGCGGATTTTTCATCACCGTGCGCGGCATCACCTATGGCGTCAGTGCCCATTTCTACAAGTCGCCGACAGGCACGTGGACGCTGGGCAAAGAGGGCGAAGCCCCGTCTGCGAAGTTCTACCATAACATGTACATTTCGCGCCGTGGCAGCAACGTAAAGAGCGATATCAGCCACACTGCACGGGTTGCGGTCGCAGAGCTTCTGACTGCCGAGGTCGAGCGCTGGCTGAAAGACAATCAGGCCGCGCTGGTCGAGGCGCAGCAGGACGACACGCGCCGCGAGATCGAGAAGCGCGAGAAAGAAATCGCCGACCTTGAGGGCAAGATCACCACGATCAAGCTGGAGATTGCCGCGCTGAGAGTCAAGCCATGACACCAAAGCAGAGAAAGCAACTCGCCAAAATTAGCATTGTCCTTTGTCCCATCTGCAAGCGTGAAGTCGTCAGTAAGAGTGGAATTATCCAACCGCATGCAGACATGGTTAATGGTGGGTACTGCAAAGCCCAATCACCTGAAAACAAATTTATACAACCGGGAGGAATAGAAATATGTGGATGAATCAATGGGAAGTTGAAGAGGCAGCGCAGAGGTTCCAGTCGCATCCTGTTCTGGGCAAGTACGCGAGGTTTCTGGACGCGTTCAAGAACGAAGTCAACGAGCACAGCGACGGCTGGCCCTACTGGAAGCTGCCAGCGAAAGCAGCCGACAAGCTGATGACCCTGCTGTATGGCTACATGTTCGCTGGCATGGGCGCATATCCGCGACTGCCCGAGCCGACTGAGGCAGAGCTTAAGAAGACGCTGGCACCGATCAAGGCTTTCTATACGAAGGCTGGTTACAAGGCGGGATTAAAATTCCCGCCGCTGGACTGAGCAAGATCAACACACGGAAACCGATTTACAGGAGAAGCAATGAAAGTAAGCAGAAGATTTGCAACGTCACACGGGCAGTCTCATTACCCGTCCAACATGGCGAACATTGACCCGGAGCTTTTGAACGTCACCACGCCGGAAGGCACACCCCTGCTGGTGCTGATCCTTCAGAGGCACGACACCGACAATCCCCTACAGTTGAATGTCCGCATGACTGTCTTTGAGGCTGAGAAGCTGATCCAGAAGTTAACCGCTGGCATCCACAACGCGCAGAAAGTGATAGCAACCCAAGAGGGCAGGTAGCAGCTAAACCGCAACCACTCACCAGAACTTATTTACAGGAGAGAGCTAAATGATAAAAGGAACCAGAACAGGCAACGCATTACAGGTGCTGATACTGACCCCGCACATCCACACCCACCTGAAGCAGCACGACCCCAAAGCGCTGGAGCAAGCTATCGAGGCGCTGCGCTATACCCTGCCCGAGGAAGAGCGCGAGGACTTTGAGGAGCGCCTTGCGCACGTACAGAGCGAGGGCAGCAAAACAAAGGACTGGGTAGCGCGGTTCCACGTCTACCTGCCGAAGCCCCACTGGTCATTCACGACCCTTGACGGGCAGACGGTCCTTCAGGTGCTCATGGAAGGGCCAGCCACTCCCTACCTTAGCCGAAGCTAACCCGTGGGGCTACGGCCCCACCATCACCCTGAAACCTGCGCATACTTGACACCATGGTGTCACCTATGTAGGATGAGGACAGTACGCGTTTTACCGGGAGGGGTAAATGCACAAGTTCGTGAAAGTAAACAAGAACCACGCGGCAACATTACAGTACCGCTGCGCTGGGTGCGGCAAGGCATTGCAGGATGATCGTGAAGCCGTCTATGCCGACGTTACGGCAAGGCCATTCAGCGCCAACGCGTACTACTGCGAAGGCTGCAAGGCGAAAACGGAGGCCGCGCAATGACACAAGCCGCTGGCAACCGATTCGCACCTGTGCCGCCGAAGAAAGACGCGAGCGGCATCACCGTAAAAGAGTTTTTACGGCAAACGTTTGAGTTTAACTACTGCGGCGAGTGCCAACAGGATGAGGCGAATCACACCGTAGTCATCGGGCCGACTGGCCACTGGTTCGCGATGTGCAAAACGCCAGTGATCTTTCGCAAGTGGCCGAAGTCCGAGGGTGGCGATGTAATCGCCTTGTTCCCCTGCGACCCCGGCACCAGCGAGTACGACTGCGACAGCTATCAGCACATCGGGCAGCATGGCGCAGCGAACCTAGACATCATCTACCGTACCAAGCTGGCGAAGCCTGAAGAGTACGCAGACCTGAAGCGAGAGCTTGAGTCCGCACCCTATCACTATCACTTGGACGTGCGAAAGCGCATCCCGGCGAACGCAACCGAGATACGCCGCCGCCACATGTCACGCTAAAACCGCTTTACACAAGTCTTTCACCGGGAGGGAAAGCGCATGAGCTTCAAAGCAGAAATTAAAACCTACGACGACCCCAAGTTTTACCTGAACGGCGTCGCACTGGCGACCCGCGAAGAGGCAGAAGCCTATGGCCGCAACAAGATTGCGGCGTGGACGCTGGCCGAGGCGTATCAGGTAGTCGAGTCCGACGAGCCAGTCAACTACACATGGTCATCCACGGCTGGGCTGGTGGCAGTGAAGGCCGAGGCACCGGAACAAGCATAGCCACATACGCTAAAACATCTTTACAGCAAGTCACCGGGAGGGACTATGAGCAACGACACAGAGTTTCGAGATTTAGCAGCACTGACACAAGGCCAAGGCAATTCAATCTTCAAGTACCTGACCGTGGGACAGGAGTTTAAGTTCCCCAGCAGCGACCAGACTATGACCAAAGTCACATCCAGATCGTACAAGGCACCTGACGGCAAGAAGTACCAGACGGGCGTTCGCACATCCGTCGTGATTGCCGAAAAGGTCGCAGCGACAGAAGCGCCGAAGGTGGACGAGTTCGCAGAGCGCATCGACCCCAGCCACTTTAACTTCAGCCCCAAGCTGGTAGCCATCGTGGGCGCGATTATCGGTCACGACTATGGCGCACGTGACGGGCGCGGCGGACGGCTCTACAGCCTGTCCATCACGTCAGACGGCTATGTCACCGCTGGCTCTACGGCTTCAGACGGCGGCGGAGCATTCATCGGCAGCGCCGACGACCTTGACAGAAACCTAGCCGAGTACCGGAAAGAGTTGACTGCCGAAGATCGCGCCGAGTTCGACCGGCTCTACGCGACCCGCGTCACCGACTGGCGCTCGTAACCCTGAACACCTGTAAACCGCTTTACCGGGAGGGTAAGCATGAATTTAAAACCGTACATCACGACACCGGACAATGCCGAGAAGATTGCTGGCTGGCTCCGGGACAGAGGCGGCATCGCTATCTGGACGGCCATCGACTTCAGCCGCGCTGGTCAGAGCCTGACCACGCCTGTAAACACGTCTGAGGGCGAGCCTAGCCCAAAGCCAACATGGTGGGTAGGCAGCAAGCCTGAGTGCATCATCACCGACCCTGACGAGGTGCTCATCTCGAAAGACGTTGAGGTGAAGCGCTTCCACGTTGCCCTGCGCACGGGCAGTCAGGGGCTGCAAATTAAATGCACGGACGGGGCTTCGCGCCGCATCCGGGCCGCAGTCGCCAAGGCTGGCGAGGGCGCGTATTTCGTCTTCGACTACAGCACACAAGAGGCCGTCATCCTGAAGCCTGAGTCACAGGTGCCGCTGCTTGATTACCTTGCCGCAGAGCAAAGAGAGGTAACCGCTTGAAGCGTACACTTTTAATTGCTTTGGCCCTGCTGGGCATGGCCGTCTACGACCTGACCGCATCCTGCCCCACGGATGGCGAGACGGCTTACTTCACCGGGAGCAGGATGACGGACGGCGGCGAGGAGTGCAACTACCAGCACACGCACTACAACCAGAAAACCAAGAGTACGGACACCCATTCGTTCTGGGTGCCCTGCAACAGGTAGAAACAGATTTACAGGAGTGATCGAAATGATTGCATTTATTTTTATTGTCGCCCTTGCTGTGGGATGCTGGTGGCTGATATGCGCCTTTGGGAGCTACCTTGAAGAGCGGAAGACCTACCACCGCCCCGAGAAGCCAGTCCTTACCGAGGAACAGAAGAAGGCTCAGAGGGATTCAAGGCGCAACTGGGTCATCTTCACTCTCTTCGTCGCAGCCTGCCTAGTAATAGCTATTTTGGCTGGCGGGAATTAAACCCATGAGAACCAAGCCAGCCCATATCCTGCCCGGTTGCCCCTACTGCAACGAAGACCACAACCCCGACAACGAATGCCGCTTCCTGCCTGAGAGTCCCCGCTTTCAGCTTCCTGAGCGCAAGCCCCCGCAGCCAGTCAGACCGCGCCATCTCATCCGGGATGCCAGCGGCAAATTGGTTGCCGTGCGCCGGGAAAATTAAAAAGAACATGGCAGCAGCAATTGCGCCTACCCTGCGCCTTTGACCCGAGCAAGACTCCCCCGCTTTATACCTAAACACGTTTAGCAGTGATCAACGGTTACCTACGTAACTCTTTTAGAGTGTTATAGGTAAGGCAGAAATAATTTAAAATAGTGCTTGACACCATGGTGCTATGTATATAATCTAACAATAACAGAACGGCAGTACAGAACGCGGCACACCGCATCCGAACGAGGATTGGGTGCCAGAACCTTAACTCAAACCAAATACCGGGAGAAAATAAAATGGCTGTAGTATTCGCAAACGAAACAACGAAGCGCACCAGCACTCTGGTCGCTGATTACCCTGAGAACATCCTGCTCGATCCGCAGCTTAACGGGCGCATCGAGAACACCGATGTCGATGACTTGGCCGCAGATATTGAAAAGAACGGCCAGCGCACACCCGTACTGGTGCGCAAGAATGACGCTGGTCAACCCGTGCTCGTCTACGGCCACCGCCGCTGGCGTGCCGTCAAGCTGCTGAACAGCCGCCTAGCCAAGAAGGGCGAGCCGCTCATCAAGCTTGAGGCGACCTACGAGACGCTGACCGACGAAGAAGCCTTCGCCGCAGCCATTGCCGAGAACCGTTTCCGCAAGGACACCACGCCGATGGACGACACACACAACATCGGCATCTGGCAGAAGCGCTTCAAGAAGTCTCTGGAAGAGATTGCTGAAATCTATTTTCCTGAGGCGAAGAAGCCCGAAGAGAAGGCGACTGCGGTGAAGTGGGTGAAAGACCGTGCCGCACTGGTGGAATTGGCTCCTGAAGCCGCACAAGCCGTTCGTGACGGGAAGGTGAAGATCACCGCTGCCGTCCAGCTTACCAAGCTGAGCAAGGACAAGCAGAAGGAGGTCATCGCGGAAACCAAGAACACGTTGAAGGGCAAGACCCGCGTCAAGGTCAGCAACGTGATCGCCGCCAAGGGTAAGACGAAGGACGCGAAGGCCCACGGAACAGCGAAGCCAGCGCCAGCACCCAAGGTGACCAGCTCCGTCTATGAAGCAGCCGAGGCTCTGGCTCACGCAGTGGATCACTGGCTGGAAGATGCCACGGACGCGGCAGAGAAGAAGCTCATCTCCGCGCACAAGGCGTACCGTACGCTCGTACCCAAGCGTAAGACAGCGTAGTTCCCTTCCAAGTGGTCGCAGCCAAGCAAGCCGCGACCACACCCAAAAACAGATTTACCAGTGAGGAATAATTTTAAAATGGCACAGGTTCCAGCGTTAACGAAAGCGTATTCACGGTACGGTGCAAGCATGGGCCGCAGCGACGTACACGACGACGGCTCCAAGTCCCGGCCCGTAGCCTTCCTGCTGATTCGCCTCAGGTGGGTAGACGGCGATTACGACGACGGCGGAGCCTACTGGGGAGCAACCAAAGGCGAACACATTTACCGCGCCTACTGTCCGGATGGCGTAGACAACCAGATCGACATTTACAAGCGAGCCGCATCGTTTCAGGACGCGCAGCGGCAGGTAGCGCAGGATTACCCTCTGGCGACGTTTGCGTATGCCGAGGATACCAGCGAAAAGAAATATTGGTTCAGCGGCAACTATGGCGTTGAGTTCGAGATGACACTGGAACAGGCCGAGTCCGCTTCCCATGCCGGAGACTGCGAAGCCGACGTGCAAGCCCTGCAAGCCGACCCGGTTATTGCCGAGCAGTTGGCGAAGATCAAGCCGGAAGCGCTACGCCGGGAATTGGAGGACTATGGGACGTGGGACGCAGAGGAACTATCCGACCACAACCAGAACCTTACCCGCATCCTCTGGCTGGCCGCTGGAGACATCCGGGATAGCCACGCATCGCAGGATGACGACGAAACCGATTTACAGGAGCAGCCATGAGCACAGAAGAGACAAACACGAACAGCGACTATTCCACGGGATACCGCCACGGCTCCGACTCCGAGCAGCCGAACACGCGGGGAGTCTTCAACCGCGAGGCGTACTTCGACGGCTACGTCGCAGGTTCAGAGGATCGCGACAAGCGTCTGGCCGAGGGCGAGGGGCACGTTGTTATCCCCGGCTGGATGACCCCGGCACAGGTCGAGGCCATCAACAAGCTCTACCGTCGCAGCCATGACGGCTCAAAGGATCGCCGGGAGTTCTTCACCCGGATACAGGAGTGCGGCATCGGCTCCGACCGCTTCGCCGGGATCAAATGGTGCGGTATGTTCGTGGGCATCGAGCCGGACGGCTACACTCACACGTAAACAGCTTTTATAGAAAGAACCGGGAGGGTTCCGATGGACGACGTTTACATCAAGGCAATGTTTGGGATTCATGCTCTACACACCCCGGTTCAGCTCCTCATGCAGGACATGGGAATCGAGCGAGGCCACAGCCTCACTCTGGCGGCGGCGCTCATCTCAACGCCAACCCGGCTTGTCACTGAGGGCTACGCGCACGAATTGATCGTGGGGGACATGATTGTCAGACCGTTTGGCAGGTGGGCTTCGGCCAAGAAGTATCTGGGCTACGGCTTGACAGGACTTATTAAGTCCGACGCCGTCTTCCCTGATGGCCACGAAGTGCAGACACTCGACAACGGCTGGGAAACAATTAAAAAACGCGCTGGTTTCTAACAGCAGGTTCACACCTAAAACGATTTACAGAAGAAACCGGGAGGGTTCGATTATGAGATGCAAATACTGTGGGCACGACTGGTGTACCCACCACACGCTGGCTACTTCCCCGCTCAATGCGGACGGCAAGCCTAATCCCCCGAAAGGGGCACCTATCCCATGCGACGTGGTTATGGCGAATGGCGAGAAGTGCGGATGCGCAAGATGGTGGGCAGTGGAAGCCCCAACGCCAGATTGCCCCGGATGCATAGGAACCGGATACCACTCTGACGCCTGCTACGGCGGCTGGGGTCCGAACTTCGGCGACGAGGTTTAAGTTTCGCACTTACAGCGAGGAGTATAGCTGGGTGCGAGAGTGGCCGCGTTCACCTCCCGGTAGCGCGGCCACTGAGATTTAAATTTCACAATTACAGGAAAAGGAGTTTGGGAGAGATGACAACGACAACGACTGCGCCAAGCATACAAAAGAACGTGGCACTGAGGATATTTTTAGGGTTTGTTGGGCTTCTTCTGTGGAGCGGGGGCAAGGTGATCTACAGAATGTTCACGCTGAGTCCGGGGTTCCGGCAGGTAGCAACGCAGATGATTGCGAGTTCGTATCCCTTCGATATGGACTGGCGTGCTGTAGACGAGTGGCGGGACGCGGCGAAAAAACAATCGAAGTCGCTGGCTGACGACATGATGTTCGACAAGATGATGAGGCTGGAGGAGCTGAACTCCTACGATGTAGCGGTGCGGAGGGCAAATACCCTAAACAGCGCCGAGGTCAGCCAGAAGCTGGAGCGTGAAGAGTTGGGAATCCTGAACGACATTCAAGATTCGCTGAAACTACGGAAGTGGAGAGAGGAAGACCTTCTGCTTAGCGTGGCCGAGCAGGAAAGAGCGACGGCTGGAGGCGTGCGATGACAGTGAGCAAGGTAACGACAACGAAAAAAGTTCGCGTCAACGCCGCAGCCATCATTGCCGGGACTATCGGCTTCGATGCGGCAGACATTAAAGACTACCGCTACCAGTACGGACACACGGGCAAGCTGGCCATCTATGCAGTCGGCCAAGAATACTTCACCGTGTCCAAGACGAAGCCCGACTGGAGCGGCCTGAAGTGGGAGCCATGTAAAGACCAGTTCTGGGCTGAGCAAGCCGGAACAACTGTCTGGCAAGCGGCAGCGGAATCGGGAGAGTAAACAAAATTTAAAACGAACCGGGAGGGATTCAATCGAATGGAAACTTACTACAACGTATTTGTACGCAACTGGTGGAAGCGAAATAAAGACTGGCCGGGTGGCCGGGAGCCGGGAGCGGGGCCTAAGACTTACCTGCGCAAGCACGTCACCTACGCCGATGCGCGGGAGATTTGCCACCAGTACAACAGCACCCATGAGCCGGGATTCCTGAGCCGCAAGGCAGAGTTTGAGGAGGCGTGATGACCGTAAAAGAACTTATCGAGGCATTGGCAAAGATGCCGCCGGAAATGGAGGTTGTGAAGGCGACCAGCGACGGCCACTACCGGATTCGCGAGATCAAGCAGGAGTTGTTCAATGAATGGGAGTGCGGTTCCCTGTTTGTCGAATACTACCCCGAGATTCCTGCGGACGAGGGCGACAAGCGGCTCACCCTTGTAGAGATTACTTAACCCCCCCCTAACCGACTGCGGAGTTGCAGTAAATAAAATTACAGGAGAAGTAAGTGAAGAAAGTAATTTGTAGCATTTTTGCCGTGGCGCTCTCGACCACATTTAGTTTTGCCAAGGACACCAAGACGTATAGGCATGCTGCTCAGTACCAGATGGGCACGCTTGATAAAAGCTTTCGCATCACAACCGGTTCTGACGTAACTCTGGGCAAGACGCAGACGGACGCCAAGCTGGACGACGGAGGACAAGGGATACACCTGCTGTATACCGACGCCGGGAATTACCGGGTGGAAGCTCCCGTCAACAAGGGAAGAACGTTCGCCCTTGCGCTGGCGGCTGGCATGGCGGAGCGTCCCTACGACGCTAAGACGATTCACAACAAGTGGTTTTTGGATGGTGTCCAGTCTGGCACGAAAGTTCTGTTTGCATCGGACTGCGCCAGCCCGAGCAAGAAACATCCGCACGAAACCGTTCGCTGCACGTTCTACTTCCCTGATCCGGACAGCACCGATCACGAATATGCGACGATTGGAGACTTCACGCCGTTCATCAGCGGCGATGGCAGCAACACGCAGCAAGCAAGCGCTTCCCTCTGCGGTGCCAGAAAGCTGAAGCCGGAAGTTGAGGCCCAACTCTGCGGCGGCGCAACCGCTGCTGCTGCTCCGGCAGCGATTGACTCAGCTACCGGGACCGTAAAGCAGTAAAACTAACCGCCGCTTCCCATGTAAGAAGCGGCGGACACAAACCGGGAGGAAATTTAAATGACGAAACAACAGAAAAAGACGTTTATCCGTGAGCTTGTGGCCAGCGTACAGAGTGAGGCGCTGAGCAAAGTCGCTGCCATGCCGGAAGGATGGGATGGTATCGAACTGCGCTGGTATCTGGCGGAGAAGTTCCACCAGTCAACCATGAGCGCTGCCGTTAACCAGCGACGCAAGCGGGACTACGACAACGAAGTCCTCGTGCGCAATCTCTAAACCATGAGAAATATATACCCACGGCGGTGTCTCGCTGCGACTTCTGCGCCGGACCCGATCCAGTCGTCGTCTACGCAGCGAGCCGCACCAGCAGCGGCGAGGATCAGCAGGTGTGGCGCTGGATGGCTTGCGCGACATGCGAGGGGTTCATCGAGGTTGATAACTGGGATGCCGTCCATGCGCGGCTCCTGAAGGCCATGATGGCAGACCCGGAGATGGCCAAGCTTTCCCCAGTTCTTCTCAATCAGGCTGGCGATATGTCTCTCTCTGAGTTCCATCGCTATGCCGTCCGGCGGCATATCCCGAAGATGGAGTTTACCGCGCAGGAGATTCGCGACACCTACGATGAGCTGGAAAGGAATTATCCCGAACTGTGGCGCATCTGCTATCCGCGAATTTATTCCGAGTCGCCGCGCTGCGGAAATTACTACAGCCCGAAAGAACCAGCGCGTCAGTTTGCCGCCATCGCCTTGAAGGTGATGCAGGGAACCGTAGGGCGCAGCGAACAATACGAGTTTCTTGTAGCCTCCCAGCTTGCCCGTTACCAGATGCCGATGTACTGGCTGGGGAAAGACATCGCCGAGGCCATCCGGCAGACGACTCCCCCCGGCGAGATCGACTGGTACGCGATGCCGCTGCCTTTCGAGGCGGCGATCTTTATGCTGCCGAAGGGGAGCATGCGGCACCCCACCGAGGGCAATGTAGAATTCATTGCCTATAGCCGCTTCCGGGAAAATGAGAGATTGATTTCCAAGCTCATCCCCGGACGACCCTATGGTTCCGTCAACGGAGCGCTGACTATGCTGGCGCTCACCGAGGCCGGACATCTCACCCACTGGAATATGCCTTTAGACGCGTTTGGGGAGCGTATCAGCCTGCCCGACGCAGATAAGATGGTGTCCCGGTTCAGCGATGACCGCCACGAATCGGGATGGTTCTACCAGCCAGCGATGACCGACGATGACAACCTGATGCTGGTTGATTTAATTCACTACATCTTCGGGACTCTGCTCCTGATGACTTCCCGTCCGGACATGGTGAAGCTGGGCACACGCTTAAAGCACTTCCCTGCAAGCGAGAAGAAGGCCGCGAAGGAATTCTGGACCCCGAGCATCATCGGCGAGGACTACCGCATACGCCGGGAGGCGAGCGAGTATCAGGGCGGCCACCACGCGTCGCCCCGCTTCCACTGGGTGCGGGGATTCTATCGCGAGCAGCCATTCGGCGAGCGCAAACTGCAACAGAAGAAACGTATCTGGATCGAGCCGTACACGCGAGGGCTTGGCCAGTGAGTGACTGAGAAGAATTGGGTTAACTTGACACCATAGTGCTAACTATGATCTACTGTATTTACGGGAGGGAAAATGGCAAAAGCCAAGAAAGTAATACCGACACGGCGAGCGGAGGGCTGGACAGCCTTCACGACCTATTCCGGCACTCACACTGTGATCAGGGCTGACGGCGAAATCGCGCCCATGGGATACACAGTTCCCCGCCCCGCGACCAAGGCCGAAATTAAAGCAGAGCAGAAGAAGCGAGCAGACGAGGCCGAGGAGCGCAGCCGCATCGCTGCATTCCGGGCGCGTCCTGACTACGCGGATGCCGACGACATCCGGTCATCCATCGAAACCATGGAGCACGACAATCACCCGCTGGATAAGCTGACGCCGGATGAGTGGCGGGCGCTGCGAATTAAAATCTGCGGCCTGCGAGAGGGGGACGCATAACATGCGCGACATTACCTTAACCAGCTACACCAACTTCGCCGACGTGAAAAGGTCGGAATATCTCGCATGGCATGGTCTGAGCGAAGACAGGCGGATGAGGGAGATTTTTCAGATGAAAGAAGCTTTGCATATTGAGTCACCCGATTACATAGCCATGCTGCGCGTATTGAATAAGCACGGCGTTGACTATCTCATCATTGGTGGGCACGCCTTCAGCTTTTATGCTCAGTGGCGATACACCAAAGACTTCGACGTATGGATACGCCAAACTGCCGAGAACGCCCAGCACGCCTACGACGCGTGCAGTGAGTTTGGGGCACCGATGGACAAATTCGCCCCTGCCGATTTCGCTAACGATCTGATTTTGCAGATTGGGGTTGAGCCATTCCGCATCGACATACTTAAAAAGATTTCCGGGGTAGACTTCGACTCGGCTTGGAGGCAGCGTGTTATCGCCAAGCTGGGTGACCTTGAGATACCTTTTATTTCCAAGCAAGACCTCATCGCTTCTAAGTTAGCCGCTGGCCGGAGACGTGATTTGGCCGACGTAGAGGACTTGGAAGAATCGGGAACCGCAAGCAAGTAACACGCATAAACAGATTTACCGGGAGGGATTTGAGATGGCAACCATAAACACGCACCCCATCATGGTCGAGCAGTACGAGCATTCGTTCGCTGGCGTTCCGGGGTTTCGCGACGAACTGATTAACGGAAGGATAGTGATGACACCGGACGCAAAGCCGCTGCACCAGCAGGTGCAGCAGAACATTCGGAGACTGCTCGACGCTGCGTGTAAGGACAGCGGCTACATCTGCAACGGCGACTCCAACATCAAGCTGACACCCTACGACATGCCCTCGCCTGACCTGTTCATCGTTTCATGGCCAGCGTGGAGACGGGCCATGCAGGACGACGCGTACGTCAACGTTCCTCCCCTGCTGGCGGTGGAAATCTTGTCGCCGAATCAGGACGCGAGTGAGAAGGTGGATATCTACCTGAATGCGCGTGTCGATGTGGTGTGGGTAGTCGATCCCAAGCAGCGCACCGTCATCGCCTACTGGCGAACGCTGTCCGCTCTTCTGGATTCAACCGACGATGTAACGCTGCCCGCTCCGCTCAAGGGAGCGCTCAGGGTAGAAGACTTTTTCGTCGGGTTGCCGGAATAGACAACACATATAAACCAATTTTCGGGAGGGAAAAGTGGATCACGAACATTATGTCAACACTGTCGTCGCAGGCGAGCAGACTCTGAGCGAAGCCATCGCCAGCCGGGGCTGGACGCACCGCAAAGAGAACGACGATCAGCGCAGGACCATCTACAACGGGGCTGGAAGGCGTCTCGGGAGCTTCACTGCCCGAGAAGCTTGGGATTACCTGCACCAGCACGCAAATTAAAAACAGCAACTACACATAAACCGATTTCCGGGAGGGGAAATGAAACTTACTACTGTAATACTCTCTGCCTTAGTTTTCACCGCCAGCCTGTGCCATGCACAGCCCAACAAGCAGCCTATCGAAGTCACCTGCACCAACGAAGCCGACGACTTTGTCGGCGGACGTTTTTGCTCCGCCCTGCGCGATGATATTGCCCGCAGTCCGCGCTACGAATCCGCGTCCACGGGCACCCGCTGGAGGCTGCACGTGGTCACGCTGAGCGATGCCCTTGCCAAGGACTCTTCCAGTATTCAGGCGGTTGCCTTAACAATGCAGACCGACGATGGCGACCTTTTTGTTCAGCAATGGGCCTTCCAGAGCGGTAGCAATGTCGTGAAAGATCAGGCTCAGAGCCTGCTGTCCGCAGCGGACGGCCAGATTCAGGAGCTGATCGACGCCTACAGGAGCAGTAAGAAGTGAACGCCGCAACCGCAGGTAAACCGATTTGCGTGAGGGAAACGATGCTGACCTTTGTTGAGAGTATCCTCGCCTTTCTCAGTAGGAGTAATGACATGACGACCCAACCCAGCAATAACCAGCCTGTTGCCCAGTCGAAGGGTTTCTATGTAGACCCCAAGGCATGGGAGCTGGCACCGAACCCTACCTACGCCGAAAATCCGCCCGACGACTGGGAAGATTGCGGCTGCTGCGACGGCGCTCATCCACCGGGCTACAGCGGCGACTGCCGCAGCGACATCAACCGCTGGCCCTCTGAGGCATGTATCAGCGCCCTGACTGGAGGAAATTTAAAATGACGATCACCAACTGGGAAATTTCCAAGCCGGAATTCGACTTGCTTGTGCAGGTCGCTGACCGCGCACTGGCCGCGTTCACGCACTACCCTGACGACAAGCGCACGCTGGTAATGGACCTTATGGCGTGCCACGCCAACGCCTGTGCGCTCGACTTCAAGAGCATGCTGGAAGGCCCCTTGCAGGACTTATCGCACGACATTTACGGCATCCGCAAGCACATCAACCGCGACACCGGAAAGCTGGAAGACTTCTTCACGCCCCGCTATGCGCTGGCCAACCACGTACCAGAAATCGCACTGCCCGGTGGAGTCACCGTCGCAGGCGGTACACAGGAACAGCACACCATCCTCCGCATGCGCGGCGAGTTCGTGGCGCAGTACTGCAAGGCCAAGGGCTGGGATATCGACAAGCTATCCATTCAGCAGGTTTTAGAAATCCGCAACCAGCAGGCATGGAAGACGCCGCAGGAGATAAGCTAATGCGCCCCTGTTCCTGTGGCTCTGGGCTGGAGAGCTGGTGGGAGCAAGACGGCAGAGGCATCCCGCTCTGCCGCGTCTGCGCCAAGTGCAAGGCCGAGAAGCTGGCACGCTACCGCCCAGTAATATTCACGCACTACACCCAAGCGGATGTAGACGAACCGATTGAACCGGAGGACTACTAATGGAAATCGAGGAGATTGACCTCACACCCCAAGGCTTGCAGACCCCAGAAGGCGTCGAGCGCGTCAACGCACATGTAAAGCTGTTCGAGGAAGCGACCGCTGCGCTGGCCAACGCTGCGGCAGATTTTTTAAATGAGCATCGCATAATCCTGCTGGAGGTGGCGCGAGGGACGGCCATCACCGAGACTGAGCGAGCCTCGCTGCGCACTTCCCTTGTCGCGCTTCAAGCTGTCCTCGATGTTCGCCGCAACGTACAGGAGGGGCTGCTTCGCGCCGTGGCTGGCCGTCCACCCATACCGGATGGAACGACACACGAGGTTGCAGTTGACACCACGGTGGTAGAATAGAGCAGAATGAAAAGCGGAGAGACAGTTTACCTTAGCGAGCCGCCGGAGGGGCCGATTTGCGACTTTTGCTCTGATAGCCCCATTTACGCCGATTACCCGGCAAGAGATTTTAATGTGTCGCAGTTACCCAAGCCGGACGGCAGCAAGCTGAACATTAATTCCGAGTCCGACTGGGCGGCGTGCAAGACCTGTGCGGGCCTGATCGATGCGAACAACTGGGATGCGTTGCTTGATCGCAGCGTTGAAACCTTTCGCAGGAAGTACGGTCACAGGCTGCCTGTGGCCGAAGCCCGCAGGAGTATCGCCGAGCTGCATCGCAAGTTCCGCGAGAACCGGCAGCCAACTCATTAAAGTGGGCTGGAGTAGACACGCACCAAAAGTAATTTTCAGGAGAGCATTTCCCCATGCCTATCACCCTTAAAACCAAGACAGTCTTCCATTGCAGATGTGTTCACTGCGGCTGGGAGTGGGACGCTGACGCGAAGCCCCATCGCTGCGCAAAGTGCAAGATCAGAAGCTGGAACGGCGAGGATCACCGCTTCGCAGAGCCGTATGCCAGTGTCCCTTTTCTTTCGCAGATCGAGACGGGCACAGAGGCTCCCCGCGCCCCGAGCTACGAGCTGATGCTGGAGGTGTTCACCGAGGCGCGAACCATCATCGACGACATGATTGTCGGATTCGGCCCGTGCGACCACAAGAAGAACGAGTGTGTTTGCAGGGAGAAGGCGTTTTTGTTCGTCCTCGACCAGCAGATCGCAAGGCTGAAGGCGCTCCAGCCGAGGCGCACAACGTATCTGGTAAAGACGAAGGAGACGGGGCCAGAGGAGCAGAATGCCTAGAAGCTGGTCGCCGTTTCAGATGGAGCAATTGCCCGACGGTCAGGGAGTTTTATTTCACAACAACCGGTATCACGTCATCATGCGCCGGTATCCCAACCCTAAGGAGGGCGGCCCGGACATCATCCACCTATCCATCCGGGACAACGAGCGTACCGCCAAGCACGACTGGCGCGACTTCCAGCGAATTAAAAATGAGCTGCTGGGGCCGGAGACGGAAATGGTGGAAATGTATCCGCGAGAGTCGCAGGTGGTGGACCTGAGTAATCAGTACCACCTGTTCGGCTTTCTCTCAGACGTGCCGTATTTCACGCGCATGGGCCTGTGCTGGGAGCAGGGCCGCAATATCTGGGACGGTATCGGCCCCAAGCCCAGCGTCCCCAACACGGAGAAGTCGGTGCAACGACCAATAAGGAGTTGAATCATGGCAACCATACAAGCACACAGGGTCATCTTTGACCCGCAACTTACTGACGAGGAATACGACGAGTTGTGTCGCGCCTTCAGCTCTATGCAGATCGAAATTAGAGGAGGAGAAATTTTCATGAATCCGCCAACAGGTGGTGAGACTGGCGACGCAAACTCAGAGATCGCCGCGCAGCTACGTAATTGGTGGAAGACACACAGACGAGGGCGCTGCTTCGATTCCAGCACGGAATTTATTTTCCCGGACGCCGCATCCCCAGCCAGCCGTGACCGTATGTGCCCAGACGCTGCTTACGTTACAGAGGAGCGCTTGGGGCAACTGCCCAAAGGTGCTCTGAAGGGCTACCCGCCTGTCTGCCCCAACTTCGTCATCGAGCTTCGTTCTCCGAGCGACTCCCTGAAAGAGGCTCAGGAAAAGATGGAGCGCTGGGCGAAAAATGGTGCGGCTCTTGGCTGGCTGATTGATCCGAAGGACAGACGTTGCTACATCTACAATGCGTTTGGCCTGATTGGCGAGGTGTCCTCAGCTTCCAGCCTTACGGGCATAAATCCAGTACAGGGATTCGTTCTCGACCTAGAAGAAGTTTGGAGCTGTTATGAGTGAACAGAGAAGTAGCCGGAGCTGGCTGAATGCGAAAAGCTGATTTAATCGGTCGCACGATTGTCGATGTTGACTGGGGATGGTTCGGCACTGGCCTGTCGCACCGTCCGCGTACCACGAACCCGGTGCTGACTCTCGACAATGGGCGCAGACTGAGTTTCACGGTTTGCGAAACGGAAGTCGGCGAGTACGGAATTGAAATGGCCATCAGCGACAAGCAGAGAGGTACAGCGCAATGACGGATGAGAAGACCTTTGACGGCATCCAGCTCGACGACAAGGTTGTCGGCGTCTGGTTTCTGAAGACGACAGAAAAGCAGGACTGGATGGCCTGCCTGCGCGAGGTGATCCCGGACGATAAGTACGAGCTTACCTATCGCTTCCGCTACTACGAGGACGACAAAGCCTTTGAGTCGGAGGACCGAAAAAGCTGGTATAGGGCGGAGGTTCCCGGTGCGCGCAATTACTGCATCTTTGCCCTGCGGAGCACCGGCGGATCGCTAGAGGCGGCATCGGAGAACGGCAGGCTGTACGAGATTCTCAACCACGGCGACTATGAGGCATTTATTAAGGAGCTTTTCGACGCGCCTTTTGTTTTTGTGCGTCAGGAAAAGATACAGGACGGTCAATGACTGAAGTGATTACAAGAACGGAATTCGGCGTAGAGCGCGGCGAGGGCTGTTCCTGCCGCACCTGCCGCAGGAACTGCATGTACCTTCCGGGGTTCCTCATCCCATCCGATCTGGATCGCATGATCCCGGAAGGCGCGGACCCGTTGCAGTGGGCTGAATTAAATTTACTGGCGTCACCCGGAGCCATCGTCGCAAAGCATGGAGAAGTCTTCCGCATCCCCACGCTGGTCATGGCGACCAAGCCTGACGGCTCCTGCATTTACTACGTGCAGCGGCGCTGCCAGATTTGGGAGACATCGCCTTTCGGTTGCGCATTTTTCGGCTGCGGGGCGCAGGATCAGGAACGGCTGTCGCACGAAGGGCTGGTGGCGGTCTTTCAGGCGTGGCATGAGCCATCACTCTATAACCGCATCTGGAATCACCTCTGGGACTCCGGGCGTCAGGCCGAAGCACCCGAGGAGAAAAGGGCAAGGATGAACGAATGATTCGCAGTATCACTATCGCCGCTAATGAATGCACCTGCAACAAGTGCCACCATAAATGGGTTTCCATCGGCAAGACACCGCCGCAGAACTGCCAGAACAAGAAGTGCAGGTCGCGGGCGTGGAACGGCAAGAAGCAGCCGTCGCACGTCGATGAGATCAAGCTGCCGCGCCCCCGCAAAGGCGGCAGGCCGAGAATCATCACCCTGATTGGCGACGACCTTTAAAAACTGGATAGATAAGTGGCGGGGTGCCCGAGGTACTACTCACTTCAATCTGGGGGACGGAAGGATAACACCCCGCGAGAACAATTATAACTATGAATTCAGATGCACAGAAAGCTATTACAGACTGGCTAACGTTACTTGGCAGAGTTACTCGCGGGCAGATGCCGGAGGGGTACACCTATGCGGGGATCGGGGAGTTCCTGTTGCTGCATGGCACATGGTACGAACCGAGGCCCCTGCCGAAGCGTATGCGGCGCGGCATCCCAAGAGGCTGCTTCTCTAACGCGCTGAAGCTGGCCAGAACAGGCAAATACAGATTTGTGGAAGGCTACGCAGTGGCCGATGGCTGCGCGTTTCTTCCGATTCATCACGCGTGGAACCTCGACGGCGTTGGAAATTTAATCGACAACACTTGGCAAGAAACGGGGCTGGCCTACCTTGGCGTCGAGTTCCCGCTGGAAGTGGCGGAGAAGGCGATCCGCTATCAGGGCAACACCGTGCTCGACAACCCAAAGACGCGGCATGAAATCTACCGCGAGCCTTATGCCCAAACGGTAATATACCCCTGATCTACGATGCATGCATTGTGTCATCATGTGATGCTATAATTAACGCATGGGGGGAACCATGCGAACAACATTGGCGCTGGATGACGAACTTTTAAACACTGCGCAGGAATTGACGGGACTGACCAAGCCAACAGCACTGGTCAACGCCGGATTGAAAGCGCTTATCGAACGCGAAAGCGCACGCCGTCTAGCGCTGCTTGGCGGGTCAGCTCCAGATTTTCCGCAGATTCCGCGCCGCAGGTTTGCACCGGAAAGTAAGCGAAGAGCATGATCCTCGCGGATACAACGATTTGGATCGACCACCTTAATCGCGGTGATTTGGAGTTGCAGCGGCGACTTGATGCCGACGAGATTACGATGCATCCATTCGTGATTGGCGAATTGGCATTAGGCCCGTTGCCAGCAAGATTAACAACCATCTCCCGCCTCGACGGTCTACCGCAGATTTATCCGGCAACATCGAGCGAAATCCGGCGCTTAATCGAAGACCTGAAGCTTTACAACCGGGGCATCGGCTGGACAGATGCCCACTTGATTGCCGCCGTTCTTATTAACCCGTCCACTCAGCTATGGACTAGAGACAAGGCTCTGCGCAGTATCGCCGAGTCGCTTGCCATTCATGTTGCTTGGAAATAAGAAAGAACGTCTACCGGGAGGGAATATACATATGAGAACACGAACGAATCTCCATATCGACAACGACGCCCTGAAGATCGCGTCATATTACGCCGACGCCAAGGGTATCAAGCTGGGCAGCGCCGTCAGCGAGCTGATCCGCAAGGCCGAACAGGCACCAGAGCCGCCGCTGAGCGCGTCGTCCAGACTGAAACGGGACAAGTACGGCTTCCTTGTCATGAAGGCCACGGGTCGGACCATTACTTCCGAAATGGTGAAAGAGATGTCAGAGGACGACCTTACAGGAGGAGACATGCGAACGACACTGACATTAGACGACAAACTAATTAAGCAGGCGCAGGAGTACACCGGTATTCAGGAAAAGAGCGCCTTGGTGCGTAAGGCTCTAAAGACCTTAATCGAGTGGGAGGCGTCACGCAGGTTGGCTCTGTTGGGCGGTAGCGATCCGGGATTAAAACCTATTCCCCGGCGCAGGGTCAGCGGACGGCGAAAGTAGCAGCAGTAAATTAAATTACCGGGAGGGGTAAGTGGTAGTAAAAGCATTTGCATATTTACGCGTATCTGGACGCGCACAGGTGGAAGGCGATGGATTTGATCGCCAGATACTCGCCTGTGAGAAGTACGCTGCGGACAACGCCTTTGAGATTGCCGAGGTGTTTCGCGAAGAGGCCATATCCGGCACTAAGGAACTGGATGACCGTCCTGCGCTGGCATCCCTGCTGGCGGCTCTGGAAGAGAATGGCATCAAGACCATCCTGATCGAGAAACTTGACCGTCTGGCGCGTGACCTGATGGTGCAGGAAACCATCATCGCCGACCTGCGCAAGCGCGGCTTTACGCTGATCTCAGTGTATGAGCCGGACCTGTGCAGCGACGATCCCAGCCGCAAGCTGATGCGCCAGATCATGGGCGCAATCGCCGAGTATGACCGCGTCATGATCGTGCAGAAGCTGCGTGCCGCCCGAGGGCGCAAGAAATTAAAACACGGCAAGGCTGAAGGTCGTCACGCTTTTGGAGAGAAGCCGTCCGAGGCCAGCACGCTGGAACAGATTCGTGAATGGCGTGGGACTGGAGCCACTCCCAAGAAGATCGCAGAAGACCTGAATGCCTGCGGCTACAAGAGCCGCTCCGGTTTGCCGTGGCGCGGCACCACGGTCGCGAAAATCATCCGCCGCATGGAGGCGGTATAGGCAATGGAAAAAATGGAATGGGACGAATTAAATAAAGCAATCCTCAGCAGTCCGGAAGAACTCGACAAGCAGCTAAAGAGCAACGAGAGCTTGGTGGTTCGTGAGTGGCTGCACCCCGATCTTCCCAGAAACGGGCTGGACCGACTCGGCGGCAACCGATACTTTCCGGGCTTCGTCTTTTTGCGCAAATATATGAAGCGCATCAAGATGCGAAAGATAATCGCGGTCGGAGTTGAGACTCGCGGCAAAGACTACCATACGGACTGGATTGCAGAGTACGAGGGTCCAATCGATTTGGAGATCGACGATCAAACTAAAGCGAGAACAGCACGCTATCAGGCGTACCTGCATGATCGAGGGGGGCATGGCCATGGACAAGAATAATCTACCAATCGGCGTTAGCGTAGGCGGGAATGAGGGCAGCGACGAGCCGAGCGTTTACATCGACATCGGACAGGATGCAGAAGGCTACTGGGCTATCGGCACAGATGCAGCCAGACAGCTTGCAATAGAGTTAAACCGGGCTGCCGACCTAGTGGACAGCATGAAGAAAAAGCACTGAGCCAGAGGTAGTAGAATAGCCACTGGATTTGTAAATGGATTGGCGGCGGAACACGCCGCCTATTTTTATTGTCAGTAACTTATTTGCATATGATGATGATCATCATCATATAACTCCCCGGCAATTCACAGATAAGTCACATAAGTGTCCTTTTGCCTCGCTATACTCAACGGCGGAAGGAGATACACAAATGCCACTTGCAGTTATTAAATTCATTGATCCCAGAACCGGGGGCGAGTATCCCGATCAGGGCCTGCCCGGACAGCCCGAATACCCCGATCAGGGCCTGCCATCCGGATCACCCGGCGCACCCGATCAGAGCCTACCCGGCCATTCCGGCCATCCCAGCCATCCCATATACAGCCTTCCCCCACGTCCATGGCCGCCTATCCATTGGCCCCCACGTCCGTGGCCGCCCCTACCGTGGCCCCCGCGTCCTTGGCCGCCTACACCTGTCGATCCTGATTGGGGTCTAGATGCTGGACTGGCACCGGGGCAGCCGATCTACCTGCCCATCGGCCCGGATCAGGGGCTGCCGAATCCCCTGCCGCCCGTAGCAGGGCACCTTCCGGCTAATCCTCCGACGCCCGGAACCATCTGGCCTCCGCTCCCGCCCAGCGTGCCTGCTGGAACCGCCGCCGTCCTTGTCTGGATCATCGGGGTGGGCTGGCGCTACACAGTCATCGAAGTCCCGCCACCGGAAGCTTCGCAGAACCCTGTTCCTACACCGTCACCAACGAAATAGATCACAAAGAAGGCGGCAGTCCGGAAACCACGGCTGCTGCCTTTTTCTCCATCGCCTTCCGCTGCCGATCCGCCGCCGCCAGCTTGATACTGATCTCCAGCCGTTGCAGCACGTCCGTCTTAGCCAGCGGAATCCGGCTGTCAAGAAACTCCAGCAGCAGGAAGTACTCTTCCGGAGTGAGGCTGCCCTTCCTGTTGTTATCGGCCTTGCAGGGGTACTCCAGATTATCCAGTTCCACTCCCCCGCCCCGGCTCAGCGGGATGGCGTGATCGACAGCGACCTGTTCCAGCGCGAAGAAGCCTCTACAGTACCGGCAGCGAAAGAAGCCATCGTAGGTGCCGCCCATGGCGCTGAGCACGTGTTCCCTGAACTGGTCCTTGTCGAAGGGAAGGCCGTAGAATCCTTTGCGCTTCACCCGCGCCAGCATATTGTCGAAGGTTTGCCCGGTGAGACGCGTGAACACAGATTGAACCGTGTCTTGAAATAAAATCCCCGCGCCGATGGGTTTGCGCCGCACTTATTTCCGCTTCGCTTTCCTGCTTCGCCGCATGAGATACTTTACGTCTTCCTTGAGTCCCAGACCGGGCACCAGCAGTGTCCCGGCCACGTTCACGATGCTCAGGTTTACGTCTGCCAGCACGATTTCGAATTCTTCCAGAGTGCAGCTTCCCTGCTTCCGCTCCGCCAGCCACGCGTTCAGGTAGCGCAGCAGAACTACGACGCCACCCGAGATCGATGGATGGCGTGCGCAGTTTTGGTGAAGCCAGAAGCTTGCGCCGATCACGGGACGGTGACTGTCTTCTCTGGTTCCGGTTGCGGGGCTGGTGTCGGTGTCGGCTCCGGCGCTGGCTCCGGGGTTGGGGTTGGCACTGCTGGCGATACAGGCTCGTCAGGCGATACTTCTTTCTGCTGTTCGTTCACTGGTAGGCTCCTTTCGTGGAAAGCTGTTTGAGAGTGGGTACACCGCGCCGCCGTCCACCATAAAGAACGCGCTACCCGCCAGCGGCTTGCTGGGGAGTTCTTCCGAGGTATCCGCGACCAGCATGATGACCTGATCCAGATAGCCGTCCCGGACCATTCCATGGAGCTGCCTGTACATCGTCGTGCGCAGTTCCGGCAGCAGTGTTGCCACTTCGTCGATTACTACGATGCCGATGTTTGCCGTCCTTGACACCGCGCACTGGAAGGCCAGCGAGAACATTACCCGCTCCGCACCGGAGAGTTCGCGCAGCGGGATCACGTCTTCACGGGCCGTCGTTACGTCGAAGCTGTACGGCTCAATCGACAACGCGCAGGAATATCCCCACGCGTTCAGCACTTCATTCAGCCTGTGCTCAAAGCCGCCGATGTACTCACCCAGCAGCTTGGCCTTGATTCCGTCCTTGTCGAAGTACTTCACGAGCTGGTCCAGCACCATGGCTTTTTCTTTGAGGGCCGCGAGCTGGCCGCGCTTGACCTCGACTTCCTTCCTGCGCTCTTCGGCCACGATCACCGGGCGCAGCAGGTTCGACAGCCGCTCGATCTCAGCGTCGCAGTCGCCCATACTTTCGTTGAAGGGCGAGAAATCGAAGTGCGTCGGCCCCGGCACATCCTTCCGCGCCTCGTCAATCTGCTTCTGCCGCTGATCCGACTGCGCGTCGAATTCCTCCAGCTTCTTACGCGCTTCTTCATGGACGGCGATGGCCTCGACGGCCCCGGCCACGTCTCCCAGCGCTTTGATTTTTTGATCCATCATGCCCAGAGATGTTTCCGTGTCTCGGACCCAGCCCCTCAGCTTTTCGCCCAGCGCTTTTAATTTCTCCGGATCGACCGGCTGTTCGCACGTCGGACACGCCTTCGCGCCCCACGGTATCCCTTCCAGCCCTTTGAGCTGGGTGGCGTTGTGCTCACGCGTGCGTACACAGGCCGCACGTTCAGCCACCAGCCTGTCCAGTTCCGGCTTCCCGGCTGCAACCTTGCGCAGGTATTCCAACTGGCCATCCTTGAGCAGCTTGTCCGCGATGGCTTTCCTGCGCCGCTGTTCAGCGTTGAGCGCCTCGTCGATCCTTTCCTTGGCGCGAACGCGGGACAGCTCTTCCTTGTTCGCTACAGCAACGGCCTGATCGCGCTCCTGCTGTAGCTCCCTGCGCCTTGCCCGCAGCGATGCGAGCTGATCCTGTATCGAAGCGGAGTCCACGTCCGGCGGGATCGGCAGCTCATCCGGGATGGCGAATTCCTTTACCTGCCGGTTGACGATCTGCCTTTCGTCAAAGAGCTTCTTGTATGCCTGATTGATCGCAGCGAATGGCTCGCCTTCAAAGTTGACGGTTCCCCGCCCCAATATCGTCTCTACCTCCGCCACGACCAGCGGAGCGAAGTCGTAGCGGCTGGGAAGTGCAAGGGAGGCCAGCAGGTTCTTCTGTTCCTTTTCGTCCATGCGCAGAAAGGCATCCGTATTCAGGACTACCGTCAGCGCGGCCCGCTGCTTCTCCAGCTCCTGATCGAAGCGCGTCGGCTTCCACGTGGGATCACTCAGGCAAACCGTTTTCTGTGTGCGCCCGGAAGCGCTGGTGTTCAGCGTAACCGTGCGCTGGATGAGGTGGTGCTTGGTTTGCAGGTCCGCCGTGAGAACGGCCTTCGATGCGCCGCGCTTGATCTTCGAAATAAATCCTTGGCCTCGCGGATCGAGGCCGCTGGTCGATGGCGTGAGGCACATGGAAAGTCCCTGCCCGATGGTGGACTTACCGGCAGCGTTGCGTCCGCGAATCACCACGAACGAGCTGTCGCCGAAGGACAGTACCGAATCCTTGTGAATGCGGAAATTTTCCAAGTGTAATTTGGCTACTTTCATAGTTATTCACTCTGCTTCTATGGTGCTCACAAGATTCATGGTTCACGCACTTAGTTGGCACTCGCTACCATTTTGGTTCACGCGTTTCATTGGCACTCGTGGTTAACTCCCTTGGATTGGTGCTCCCCAGACTTAATTGGTTCACTCGCCACCTTTGGTACTCCCGGATTTCGTGGTTCACTCTCTTGCTCTGGTACTCGCAATTGCATTGGTTCACTCTCTGGTGGGGCGATCACCAGAAACTCCCGTAATTTAATGCGGCGCAGCGCTGACACCAGCATGGTCCGCTCGTCCTGATACTCCGACGGCGACAGCGAGCGGAACTGGGCTTTCGAGCGTATCCTGACGTAATCGCCGTCCACCCACAGCAGGCCGAAGCCGGTATCATCCACATCTTCAGGCCGGATAACATAGGCTTCGCACAGGTAGTAGCGCTCGTTGCCTACCAGACAGTTGGCCCTGACGCAGGGTTTGTCCCGTTGCCCAAGAAAGTCGGAGCGGCTGGTCTTGCACTCCACCAGAATCGACTTATGCGCCTGCCAGCCAATCGCGTCCGGATTCTCATGCGCGACGGTGCTGATCTCGGCCAGCACCACGCCGCAACGCTGTGTACTTGTCAGCCAGCGCACGGCGCGTTTTACCAGTTCGCCATGCGTCATCGCGGCCATGCTTCGACTCCTGCTTCGCTCATCTGCATAATCACCTCCGTCGTCTGCGTCACCTTGACGATGCGTCGCCGATGAGCTGGGCGCAGCGTCTCGTACATCTCCCATGCTTCGGCCTCCGTCTTCTCCCTGCCGCCGAGCGGCACCCAGCGGTTATCCAGCTTGGAATAAAATTCAACTTGGAAATACGTCACTGTCATCGTCATCGCACCTGTCCACGAGAAAGAGCGGCGTATGCGGCCCTACATACGCCCCGGCAACGTTGAACTCAAAGAACTCTTCAGCCGCTTCTTCGCCCATGTCCTGCATGAGAATCTTGATGCACTTGCGTCGCGAGTACACCGCTACCGGCAGGCCCACGGCCCAGTGATTGTCGATGAAGCCGACGTAGGCATCGTCGAACCCGTCCGCGAACAGCGCGTCCGGATTTAATTCCGCCAGCGTGTCGCGAAAGCTCATCCCGGTCGGCTCACGATATGGTTGACATTGTTGAACGGGATCGCCGCCACAGTGATGTTGTCGTCGTCGTCCCCGGTTTGGAAATTCCAGAAGAATGTCGAGCTTCCGTTCTCGCCAACGACATCCAAGTCCACGTCGTCGGCCTGAACCTCTACCGACTTACCGTCTTTTAAGCACACCTGATACGTCCTCAATGGGAGTCTCCTTCGCCACCTGAACCAGCTACCGCCCGTCATTGACTCACTAGCCCTACAAACCTGCTTGTGGTCATTGCTTCCAGCGTGGGGATGTCTGTCTCCGCGCCATTCCAGAGGAAGGCGACCTGATGGGGACCATCATTTGTCTTTTGAAACTCCAGCCCGATGCACACGTTCCCCTGCGTGTTTTTAAATTCGAAGCCCACCGGCCCCATGTACGCCTTGGAGTTATGGATGTGCGTGGCCCAGCCGGAAATCTTGTAGCCATCCATGCAGTTCTGGCCGGAGATGCACTGCGTCAGGTTGCAGTCGTCCACGTTGATGACGAAGCCATGTAGGGCACAGCCGTAGACTTGACAAGACGCGATGAGATTGTCGCCCGCGCCGCCTGTTCCCGGCGTCTTGTCCAGCACGATGCCGTTGCCACCAAAGCGATCCACGATAACGTTCTGGATGACCCCGCGATGCGTGTTGCCATCCGTCCCAAAGTTCAGGTCGATGGCGCTGGTATAAGTCGGTTCCCCGCCCGTCCAGTTGCCCTGAAGCTTCAGATTCTGGATGTGCCAGTCCCGCGCCTCCGGCTTGGCCAGCGTGATCATGTGCCCCTTGGCTGTAGGCAGTTGTTGCAGGATGCCGCCGCTCCCGTTGAGGTGCTGGCTGTCGTGCAGTTTGATCTGGGTGACAAGGCATTTACCGCTGATGATGACCGAATCGCCACCATCGAGCGCAGCCTGTATCTGGGCTGTGTCGTCCGTGCCATTACTTGTGATGGTTTGCATTACATTTCTCCTAGTCTTCAAGCCTGATTTTTATTGGTTCACTCACACGTTTTGGTACTCGCCGCTCAAATGGTTCACGCGTATGCTTTGGTGCTCTCCCTCGGATTGGTTCGTCGTACACTCACCGATCTTGGCGCTCGCAACTACTATGGTTCACACCTTGGAACTGGTACTCGCATCAGTTATGGTTCACTCTCGTCTATTGGCACTCTCCAGCCTTTTGGTTCACTCCCACGCATTGGTACTCTCAACTACGACGGTTTAAAGCTCTAAGTCCAGCATCGTTCGCAGGCACATGGCTGCTGTCTGGGTAAGCTCCTTGCGCATCCTGTCAATCCTGTCGGCCCGTCCGGCTGCGCTCAGCTTGTTTGGGTTGAGCTTTACTTCTTCCCAGAATTCATCCAGCTCTTCCTTGATGACGGCGTACCCCTCGTGCGCCGTGTTGATAGGGGGATGGATATCCATGGCCCGCCTAGCCTCTGCGGTGATCTCGGTGGCCCGCATCAGAAACGCCTGATCTGTCATCACAGGTAACCCTCCTCTTCCCAGTCGCCTTCGTCGTCATCGTCAAACTCGTCTTCCGGCACGGCGTCGAGCGGCTTCGACACACGTAAAGGTGTTTTGGTAACCTTCTCGACCGTGTCTTCGACGGCCTGATCTAAAAAGGCTCTCTTGTTTGTCTTGAGATACTTCTTCAGGCTGGTGGAACTTATCACTACGTTGCGCATCCACAGTGAGTCGCCGGGGTTATCGACGGCATAGTCAATCAGTAAGTCGATGATCGGCAGCACCGGGTTTACCTGATCGCGAAGTTCCATGCCGTTGGTAGTGAATTTAAATACCGGATAGACTTCCTGTTCCTTCTCCACCGGGCCGTAGATATAGCTTTTGCCGTTGTAGTCTTTGAGCACGATGGGCCTTCCCCGCTCCTGCACAAACGTCTTCATGGCCAAGTTGTTGGCGCGACTGAACTGCCCGTACCACAAATTAAAATTCAGCCGCTGCTGCATGGTGAGCTGCATGTTGGCGTTGTACTTCGCAATCGGGCACTTAGCGTTACTAAGCAATGGGCAGTAGTAACAGTGGTTCCCGGCCAGCGCTTCGATCTCGTTGCCAGCTTCGTAGTCCGTGTGAATTTTTATCTGGCGGTCGCGGGCTGCGCGGATCGCGGCGATCAAATCCGGGATCATGTCTCTGGTAAATTCAACTTCGCGAACTACCTTCCTGTAGCGCACGAAGATCAGGCGGAAAATAATCTTCTCGACCCATGCCCAGTGCATAAAGACCAGCAACGCATAGGTTTTCGATTGCAGCTTGTCGGCAGGATCGAAGGGATGCGGATGCGTCTTTAAATCATCGATCCGCATCGTGGCTATATCCGGGAATGCGTACAGCGCGTCTAAAGTGCCGACTACTTTCGTTTCCCTGCCTGTGTCTGCACAGGTTCCGGCAATCGCTTCAACTACATCAGTAGGCTGGAAGTCCCCGTCAAGGCTCAGCGTTAGCTCCGTCGCCAGCACATGTTCGTAGTCAACGTTGTAACTATCCCGCATGCCACCTAGAATGCGGGCCGCCAAGGGACCGGCACCGGCGGCGAACCTGTCAAATGCCGCCAGATCGGAAGCTACACGCTCCTGAGCGCAGTAGTGGACGTACTTCGCGCCCACTTCATGCACCTGCCGCCCACGTGCAGAGTCCATCCCGCCCGGTTGCGGGCTGGATTTAATTACGGACTCGACATAGAGAGTCGGGCACGAAGTTAGAAACTCTGTCGATTGGTGCCACGCCGGGATTTTAATTTGGACTAAGTTCATAGCTCACGCATACACAACGTTGTCGTCCCACTCAAACTCGTCGTCTTCCCACTCATCGCTGGCGGCGCAGCGTTGACTATATGTGCCATCGGCGTTCCGCCTGCTTATGCACACCCCTTCGTTATAGGGGCCATCGCTGCGTTCGATGTCGTATTGATCAATCCCGTAGCAAAATGCCTCCAGTTCGGCCTCAGTGGCGAATGTGTATTCAATGGGGCAAAGTTCGCTCCACGTTACCCGCACCCTAAAAGGCTTTGCTTTGGTTTTGTTGACTTGCATCTTTGTCATACTTGCCTCCCGACACTACTGCTTCTTCAGGACAGCGAAGAAGCTGTGGTTCTTTCTTGCATGCCTTTGCGTTTTCCATTTTGGGTCCATGGCCGGAGTCACGTTCTGTACAAGTACGAAGAGGTCTTCGCAGATAAACCCCTTCGATCTCATCACTGCGACGTGCGTCCACCACTGCTTCCCCGCCTGAATACAGTCCTGCGATTTAACGATCAAAATCCCCCCGGTTCGGAGCACGCGATGCGCTTCATGGATGCCGTCGCGGTAAAGCTCCCATACTTTCTTCATGCAGGAAATATCGGGAGAGTCATTAAGGCCGTAGCAATCTGCGATAGACGGCTTGATAGTCCCTTTAGGGCTGTAGGTATATGGCGGATCGAGCACTACGACATCGAATGTTTCGTCTGGAAAGCTCAGTTTTCTGAAGTCCTGATGATGCTGCGCTCCATCGGCAATGTCGTTTGTTGTTAATTTCAACGAAGTAGCGCTGCCGTTCAGTTTTGCCCAGAACACACCTTTTCCGAACGTTGCATCTAAAACCTTCGCGCCTTGCGGAATGTATAGCCTAGCAATCGAGGGAAAGATGTCCGCGTTGCTTCCCGCCATCGCGGTTTGAATGGGTGCCAATTTGATTCCCGACACAGAATCTAGCCTATGCACAGCCCACTCTCTAATCTCTTTCAATTTCTCCGCATACTGCTTTGGGGATAGAACTTCCCATTCTTTTTCTGGGTCCGGCCACACGCGGCGTTTCCGGAACTTTGTGATATCTAAAGCGGATGAGTCGGCAGGGTTCGCCTCTTGTCCGAGGGTGTAGAGCACAACATACGCAGGCATCTCGCCTCGGCATCGCTGTGCAAGTTTTCGGATAACAGTTGCTGGCTTTACGCTCTGACCAACGTCCACTGCAACCTCAAAGAGTGCCAGTGGTTCCTTGGTGCCGTCGTCACACTCAACAAAAAGTGCGCCGTCAAGATCGATCATCGACAGCACGTGAGCATCTTCGCCGCCGACAAATCGTTCTATCGAATGTCGCCGATGCCACGCGGAATAGCTATGGTTGCGACACCCGTATCTTTCCTCCTGCATCAGACTCTCCAGATCACCAGTTCGCGTGAGATTACGAGCACCTTGCGATTCTGCTTTGCCCAGTCCACCATCTGCGGGGTGCATTGCTGGCTTTCGTATGGACACTGCACGCGGAGATCAATAGGAAGCTTGATGGCGCGAATCATATCGGCGACGTGATCTGTATATTCGCGCTCAGGTGCCTTCCATTGCGTGGGCTGAAGTAGTAGCGCTATCTTGGCACCGCTTTTTAATTTCTTCGCAAAGCTGTGAATGATACCAGCCAGTGTTTCGGTGAATTGTTCGAGTGGCATGTTCGCAAGATCGGTAGGATCGTCGCTGTATTTTCCTTCCGCCTGCTTCCAGTACGGCGGATCAAGATATACGAGCTTTACATCCTGCCAGCGCGGCAGCGGTGGCAGGCCCTTGGTAAGATCGTGTTCGCGTATCTGATGAGCACGCTCCGGCACCGGCTTCCGATCACTCGCCCAGTAGCGACGAAAACGTTTCTTGCAGATATCGAGAGTCGAACCACCACCGGCAAACGGATCAACGACGATATCGAATGACTGTGTGTAGAGGTAGAGCAGGTTATCAACCCAGCGGACTTCGCTGTTGCCGAAATGGCCTGATCCGGCGGACTTCTCCTGCTGCTTCCAGACGTTGTAAATTGGAACTTCGAAGTCGGTGAGGTGCGATGCGGCAGGTTTGTCAGATTCCGGCAACTCTGCCGATTTCTGACAAATCTCACTCACTGTCTCTTTGGTGACGCCGACCTCTTCCGCGATCTCCTCCTGCGTGTGGCAGGCCAGCCACAAGTCGAAGATGCGCTTATTTCGCTTCTCCTTTGAATCTTTGTCGGTTCGCGCAAGCCATTCGCGAATGGTCCGCTCCGAGACGGATAGAATTAATTCGAGACGTTTCTTCTTCTCGCTACGCTGGCGCTCTGGCGTGCTCTCGTAGATGCGCTTCGCCATATCCCTTTTGTCTTCCTGCGAAAGTTGCAGGCCGTGAGTCGCGTTGCGCTCGATTGCCAATTCCAGTAAATCTGCGTCGCTGGCAGTCTCGGTGGCTATAGTGAGAATTGTTTTCGCATCGGCTTTTTTATGCGCTGTCCATCGGTGCCACCCGTCGATCAGTTCGTTGTGCTGATTCACTTCGATTGGTGGGAGCACGCTCAAGTCCTCGGCGTACTTCTGCACCGTCATGGCATTTGTTTCAAGGCGTGGATATAAATCCTTGCGGAATTTGATCGCGTCGAGTGGCAGTTCTCGCGTCTTCGGCTGGCTAATCATCGTCGCTGTCATATCGCTCCTGTTACCCCGGCACTCACTTGGCCACTCCTGCCGCCTGTCTCTTCCTGAAGCTCTTGGCATACGGGCACGTCGCGAAATGCGTGACAGCTTCGGAATTGCCGTCGGGCATTTCATTCATCGGCATGAGCGTTCCTGACGACGTGTGCCACCACTCAACACGGGCGTGGCAGCCAGCGCAGGTGCCGAACTTAGAGAACTTAAATCCAGCCGAAATTAAATCGGCGTAGGTTTTTGGAAATGGCATCTCAACCCTCCCGTTCAAACGCGTCAGTCCTGTTTCCGGCGCTTATGCCCCTTGCCCAATCCCAATCGGACTCGGGATTCCGCCTCCCGGCCCGCATGTGGCTGCTGCTACTGCTGCGAATAAAACAAGCGTGAGAATGAGCGTTGTCATTTGCTTCCCTTCCTTTCCTTAAAATGCGAATGCGTCATCCCTTGTGTCGCCCTGCTCCGGCTCTACCGGAACGCTCTGCGGGGGCTTTCTGGGCCGTCCACGCTGTTTCGGCGGCGCTGTATATTCCTCGGGCGGCGCGTTTTCGCCGAAGCCGAAGTCCGTCGCTGTCAGCTCTACGGCAACCGTCTCCGGAGCCTCTGTGATCGTCTCCGGGGCGGCCTGCGGCATAGGCTCCACATCCTGTTGCGGCCACTCTGCGTCCTGCTGCGGCCTCGGTTCCTCCCCCGCAACCGCAGCAGGTGGTGCTGGCTGAGTCTTAGCTGGCGCTGGCCGTGATGGCCCTAGTCGCCCGTTCAGGTACTCAGCCAGCTCTTTAGCTCTTCCCATGTACGACTGGCGCAGCATGCGCTGTTGCGCGTCGTTCATCTTGAGCTGGGTGAAGAGCGAAGTAATTTCCTTGTCGTAGGGAGAGCCGAATACTTCTTCCACCGTCTTGTCGCCGCGCTTGAGTTCCGAACACAGGACACGCAGTGTGACCAGATGCTCCGTCTCCAGTTCCTTGGTGCTGGGCACACCGACAGAGTTCAGGATTTGCCATTCAGTGATGCCTAGTTTGTGTAAATATTCCATGGCGTCGGCCACGCGCTGGGCATGCGACGCGGCCTTGCCCACGGCGGTTAATTGCGCGTCTTCGTAAGCCGGAGTCCAGAGCGCCCGAGGTACACCGCTAAGCACGGCATTTCGCTTCGCTACCGCCATGGCGGCATTGAGTGTGGTGACAATCATGTCGTCGTTGTAGCGCTGTCCGTTCTTGTCTGTGATCCGGCGCGGCATCGAGGCGACGTTGCAGTAGTTGTTCTCGTAATCGAAGAAAAGACCCTGCCCTGTGACCGTGTTCCCGTCATCACCCAAGGCTCGTGAATCTGTCCGGCAATTCTTCCAGCATGGACCGACGATCTCGGCGAAGCGGATGCTGGGGCCGATGATCTGCTTCCCGGCGCGAGGCAGGGAGTAGAACATCGAAAGCGCAATCGGCTGGGAGTGGTTGGCGTAAGACCTGAGTCTGGAATCGAATTCCACCAGCCTGCGGCGGTTGCCGGGTAAGTTGGCCGTATACACCATGGCCGCGTGATCGCCCCGATTAAGCTGCGCCAGCGCCGTAGGCGATATCTGATCTACTTCATTCTGTTCAACTTCCATGTCGGGAACGAGGAGTTCTGGCATCTGATTTATCCCTTTTAAAGAACACCGTGGTGGCGTGTACGAAGAGTATGAATTGATGATGATCATCATCATCATTTAATTCATGTTCTGTAGATCACTTATTCAGCCGATCTAACTAGCGGCACCATAGTACGAGGTGTTTTTCTTGTCAAGCCTGTATGGAATTAATCAATGGATATCGTGTTGAAAGATAAGTTAAATAAAATTTATTTGCCACTTGTCGCCAACGTTTGGAAGCGGCAAATAACAGGAAGTTTTAGTGTGTTATTAGAAAAATGATGATGATCATCATCATTAAATAGCCTTCGTGGATATATTATCCGCCCTAAATTTTTCTCCTTGACGTGTTTCCGGGCCAAGAGTAGATTGGCCGAATCCGGGTCATGACCGGATGCCCGCCTTATCGCTTCCAAGAAATGCGGGCCAGATTCCAAACTGGCCCCTTTCACTTCGAAGCTAAGGCTGACTGGAAGCGAGCTAACCCTGTTACTTGAAAGAGAAAGTGGGGCGCACATTGTGTGCGAACGCAAATCCGTGTGTCCGGGAGGAAGCATGACGAAAACGGAGTACGCCGGTGGCTAGGATACGCACGATCAAGCCGGAGTTTCCCCAGTCGGAGAGTATGGGGAATGTATCCCGTGACGCCCGCCTGTGCTTCATTCTGCTCTGGACTCAAGCTGACGACGAAGGGCGACTCCGGGGTTCCTCGCGAATGCTCGCGAGCCTTCTTTTCCCCTACGATACCGACGTTCCGGGACTAATCGACGGATGGTTGACGGAGTTAGAGCGTGAGAAGTGTATCTTTCGCTACGAGGTAGATAGCCGCCACTATATTGAAATTACTAACTGGTTGCTAGAACAGAAGATAGATCATCCTTCAAAAAGTAAGTTACCGCAATTCGAGAAGATTCGCGAGGATTCGAGAAACAGTCGAGAAAGTTCGGCTAGGATCAAGGATCAAGGATCAAGGAAGGGATCAAGGAATAAAGAACTAAAACCTTCCGCCGACGATGCGGCGGGTTTGAATGGACACCCACCGCCAGAAGTACTCGACGCGCTCTCAGCAGGGAAACCTTCTCGCGCTAAGAAGCGCGAGGGGCCGACTAAGACGGAACTTGTTGAGCACCGCCACGCAGAGCACAAGGCTGCCATCGGGGAGTACTGGAAATCGAAAAACCCGGACGCGGAGATGCCGTGGGATGGCGCAGAAGGAAAAGCTCTGGCCATGTGGCTTGCCGCTTCTCCCAAGACCAGCATCGAGCAATTTAAAAATTATCTGCGGCACCGCTACAAATCCGACGTGAACCACGCTGAGCGTCCGTCGCTCTGGATTCGAAACGTCACCAGCTTTGCGGCTGGGCCACTGGATCGCTTCGGCAAGCCATTCACGGGATTACCCAACGGCAGAGCATCGCCGCAGCCCCTGATCGTCCCCACGTCGTCGAAGGGGCCGCAGTCGCTGGCAGAGCAGATCGCAGAAATTAAAAAGGCGAAGGAAGGAATTTAATTATGCCTAGAAAAAATGCATGCAACGTGATCCAGATCGGCAACACGAACCTCGTCGATGCGACGGCGATGGCCGCGCTGATCGGCTTCAGTTCGAAGTGGGTCCGGGAGATGGCCATGGCAGGCAAGATTCCTTGGCACGGCATACGTAACGGCGCAAAAGTCTACCGGCGATTTGATCCAGACGAAGTGAAGGCCGCACTTGCCCATGGGGTGGAATTATCTACCACGCCGAAGCCTGCGACGCCAGTGATTATTCGGGAACCGGAGAGTCGTAAAAAGGCTTGACTTATACACACTGCTACCATGATGATTAATACATGGAAACAACACTTGTACTACCTCAACTCGCCTGTAAACGCTGCGGTCATGAATGGAACCCGCGCATCGCAGAACCACCAAAGAGATGCCCAGAATGTAAATCGCCGTACTGGAATAAGGAGCGAAAACCCAGCATTCCCGAGTTCACTCCAGAGCAAATAGATGAACTTAGAGATTGGGAAAAGCTGTCGTGGGAAGCAAGGTATAACCGGCTTATGCTGACTCGCCTACAGGAGCAGGACAAGCAAGATCGCACGTTTAAAAAAATAGTACAACTGCTTGATGCAGGTAATGATAAGGCGGCTGTCACCGCAATGCGAGACTATTTCGATAAAGATTTTGTTTTTTGTATGGATATTCGTCGGAAAGATTTTACACCTATGAAGCGCCGTCTCGAACGCCGGGGGAAATCACTCGTGCGGGGCTTTGAAGAAGTAGAGAGCAGAATTATCCGGGAGGGGAAAAAACAGCATGAGCACAATTAAACCTAACAAGCTAGTGAGTTTGGACGTGTTGGCTGTGGCTACAGTTGATGACCTTGAAGACCTCATGCGGTCCTGTTCTCAGATTCTGCGCTTTCGGCGGGAAGATAGCGCTATGTTTGACTACATGCAAAGAGTAAAGGTTGATAGCAACCCATACTCCCCCGGTGACCCCGACCTAACTCCCAGCTATATGGTGATCGAGTTAGACAAAAGCGGCAACGTAACAGAACGTCCCGTGGAGCTTACAGATCATTCCAGTAGAAAATACTTCAACCGCATGAAGCATTCGTGGACAGCGCAATACGCGGCGAAGAACGGCAGCGTAGCAGTTTTTAACTACGACTTTTTCCATCCAGACCTCCTCATTAACGGTCGCCGTATTGATCTAGGTGGCATAACGCTTAAACCACTCAACTGCGATGAGCGGGAGAACAGAATCAAGCGCCTCGTGAGCGGTATTCGGAGCGAGTATTTAGAAGAAGCCAAAGAGTGTCTAGAGGTATATCAGCGCCTAGAGGAATATCGGTCGATAGAATTCAGGCGCGAGATGGGGCTTTTAGACATAGAAGCATATGTGGAATGGGCCGAATTATCGGAAGAAATACCTGAACCTAGTATCCGGGAGGAAGTAAAGACAGTATGAGCAAAACAGGAAAGCTTGACCGCATTGAGTCGTACCAAAATCCAAGCCCACAACTATTCCCGTACAGGGGAAAGCAAATCTGGAAGGTGCGGTATCGTCGCTATCTACCAGACGGAACCGTGGAAAGACCAGTTGAAACCCTTGGCGATCAGGATGAGTTCCCTACAGAGGCATCGCTGAGAAAGAGTCCGAAATTTAAAGATTTCCTCGACCGAATCAATGGCTCTCAGGCGGTGGTAACCTTCCGCGATCTTACTCGCCTTTTCATTGTAGACGAGATTCCGAAACGAACACCGCATGGCCAAGACACAGCCATGGGCCACTTGAAATATCTGGAGGACAAGTGGGGCGAGATGCGCCTCGATCAGCTCGTCCAGAAAGAGTACGACATCAATAACTGGCTTCAGGGCGATCTACCTAAGCGTGCTAATCCCAGTCAGCAAGCCTCGCGGGGGTTACGCAGGCATCTGCGCACCATACTCGTGGCGATGATGAAGTATGCGAAGAGTAAGCATTACTTGCCCTATAATCCTCTCGCTGGCACCACACTCGCGGTGAAGAAGGCGGGAACGCCGCCCGTAGACCGCAGCGAGTTCTTTATCACTCCAGAGCAGTACCAATGGATGCAGGGCGACCCGGAGACACCCAGCCATGTGAAAATGATGCAGCAAATTGCCTACACTACCGGAATGCGCCAGAGCGAGTTTATGGCCCTGAAGTGGGACGAGATCGACTTCGATGGACCGGAACCGAAGATCAAAATCGTGCGCAGCGTGGTTGGTAAGCACATCCGGGAAAACACCAAGACCGAACACTCCAAGGCCCCGGTTCCGATGTGTGACAGGGTGGCTGCGGCGCTTCTGTACTACAAAGAAGCGTACCCTTCCGTCAACGGATGGCTGTTCGGCTCCGCGCAGACGGGACGACCACTCTCAGGCAGTGAGATACAACGGGATTATCATCTCCCGGCCTTGTGGCGCATGGCGGCGAAATTCAAACTCAGAGGCATACCTAAAGGCACCGGCTTTCACACCTACCGCCATGCTTACAATGCGCTCGTCGGTAAGGTTTCCAAAACCTCAGCAGAGGTCAAGGCGATTCAAATGCAACTGCTGCGCCATGGCGACAAGGCCACCAACGACCGCTATGGAAAGTCAGCTCAGCCCGTCCTAGACCAAGCCCGCGCCGTGCATACAGAGGTCGTAGAGATACTCATGGGAAGGGTTAACTAATGCGTAATCTTTGGCCAGACTTTGGCCAAACTTTCCAGATTGAACTCTGGCCAAACTCTGGCCAGCGATTTTTGAGGGGTCGTAAACTATTGATTCTACAGGTACGTCCAAGTACACCATTTCCATCTAACTCCAACGAAAGACAACAATCTAGTCAGTTTCCCAAGCTGAATGTCGAGGGTTCGAACCCCTTCTCCCGCTCCATAGAATCAATAACTTACAAGAAAATCAACCTCAGCGCTCTGGCCAAACTCTGGCCAGCGCTGGGGTTTTTGATTCTCGGGGCGAGAACGTCAGCCACCAAGGCTGAATGTCAGCTTGGGGAGGAAAAGGACTCCCCATGGCCACTCCCGATATTGCCTTTGAGCGCGGGCTACCCGCCTCAATCGACGCC